TATTCTGAAAGCAACTGGGGTTGGTAAAGATGGTATGTCCGATAAGGCTGAAGAAGTTAAAGTTAACAAACCTACAGTTACATATAGACAAACAGATAATTTAATTGGTACGGGGTCAATTGATTCATCAAAACCACTACCACCAAAAAATAAAAATGGTGTGAATTTATTATATTTAATGACTTCACAATTACATACAGATGAAATTAAGAATTTTATGGATGAATGGTCTAAAACAGGAAAAATTATTCGAGGAACTTTTGATAGAACAATAGCGAACAGACAATTTTCACGAATAGTTAACACATTAAAAACTGCTGTAGTAGGTAAATCAGATGATGAAATTCTACATGCATTTTCTAATTATGCTATTACAAAAGAAGATATTCCAAAAATAAAAAGTAATTTAGAATTGATGGAAAAAAGTATTAAAAACAGTATTAAACCAAAAAAGGAAATGAAACAAAGTAAAGTTAAAGTAATTCTTGAGAAACTATCAACAAAAGGTAGAAATATAAAATTAGAAGACATGAAAGAATTAGATGATTTCTTAAATGCACAGCAAAGAGAAACTGAATTAATGGAATTTAATGCAAAGAATAATAATCAAGCAAGAAAAATAATTGTTGAGGCTACTAGAAATCTAAATAAAAATGAAGATGAAAAAGGTAACTTAGTAGATAATAAAGACATTCAATATAGTGGGATTGGTTATGATACTAAAGGAATTATAATAACTAATCCTAAGGGTGAAAAAATAGAATCTGATTTTATTACTGAAGCACAGGGTAGGAAATTAGCAGGAAGTAAAACTTCTTCTAAAATAAAAAGAACTAAGTTAGGTAGAATATTTGATATTATTGAGTTTGATGATACTCCAGTCAAAGATGATAACCAAGGTAATCAAACACTAGTTCCTACTCAGTCTAATAGAGTAGATTATTTAAGTCATATTATGTTTAAGTTAAAAGGTCAGGAAAGATTTAAGTTCCTACCTTATATGGAAAAAGGTAGGACTAACGATTTTAAAGGTATATATTACATAAAGGATGGCCCAACTGGTAAACTTTCATCTACATTATTGCATATTTTAACTCATGAAAATTATGATATTAGTACTCTTAGAACTCCAGTTACTAAAAACAGTATGAAAGAGTTTTCTGTTTTTAGAGAATTATCTAAAGTAGATAGTGATGAGGGAACTAAGTATAGTACTAATGCTGATACTAAAAAAATTGTAGACCTGTATAGAAAAACAGTTACACAAAAAGTTAAACCTGTAGTTTATGGTAAAAATAAAGAACTAATGGGAGACAAAGACTATGTTGAACAAAGACAAGGACTACCTGCATTTAGGGACGCAATTCAAAATGATGTTAACAAAGAAGGTTTAGCAACTATTTGGAATAAAATGGTTTCAGAGTCTAACACAAAATCAGTAATATCTAATGATTTATTTAATATCCTAAGTAAATATTATACTGACCGTATAGACTTAGAAAATAAAAAGACTTCTAAAAAGAAGTTCAGAACATTATTAATAAATACGGCAGATGCAATTCAAAAACTAACAGAAATAAAAATATTAAAAGTAAAAGAATCAGATATAATAAGCATATTAAATACTTATGAAAGATTAGGTGATGTTTTAGAGAGAACTACACTTGTAAGAAACGAACGAATAATTGACCCTAATGATATAACTTTTTTCAGTGTGTTTTTATCTGAACCAATTGCTGAAGTAGATGTTATAGACCAATTTAAAAACCATTTAGAAAGTATTAAACGAAATGATGAGGGAATTAGTGAAGGTGAAATATTAAGTGAATTACTTAATCCTAAAATGTCATATAAGTTCTATCCTCAAAGTTATGGCCCTTTACCCTCAAGTGATAAGGGAACATCTTCAAGTGGTCAATCAATTATAGCAGATATTGGTTCTAGTAAACACAGTGCTACTTTTGGAAGCATACTTGCTAAGGTAATTTTAATAGGACAAGCCCAAGGAAATGTAAAATTGTTGAAGGATACTGTACAATTTTTAGATGATGATGTAACTGGTGATATAGATGATGTTACATTAGAAGAAATACAGAATATATTAAAAACAGAATATCCTAAAATTGTTAATCAATTTATGTTAGATATAGATAGTAAAATGGAAGAGGTAGTAAATAAACCAATTAAGTTAGATGATAAAAATAAAGACCCATATACATATTTAGTTAGTGTATTACAAGTAGGAGGAATTCAAAATGACACAATATAATACTAATAAAGAATTCATTGAAAGTGCATTAAAAACCTCATCTAGCGAGAGATTTGAAGAGTTATTATTACAGTATATAGACAAGTCTAAACATGAAAAGAAAGAAGAAGAATTTAAAAATCAATCAAAAGGCGAATTGACTGAAGACCAAGAATATGAATTAGACAATTTAGAAGAACAAATGATTTTTGAAGCAGTAAAAGATTTAAAGAAAAATATAAGTGCAACAATAGTTCTTGATGTTTTATTAGAAATGAAAGAAATTTCTTCATCTGACCAAAATGTTGACATAGATACATATTTATTTTTAGATGGGGAAGAGGTTGAACTTCAATCTTGGGTTCTAATGACAGTAGAAGGTGATGTCTTAAGAATTGCAGATATTGCTAAGAAAATTAGAAAATACTTACTTGATAATGTAGAAGGATATAAATTTATAACTAAATCAAAAGATACTTTAGTATTAAAACTAATTGAAGAAATTAGAAACCGTTCTGAAGGTAGAACTAAATCTATACTATCTAGTGACAAATTAAAGGAAAAAAACTATACAGGGCCAAGAGATAAACCGAAAACTGGAGAAGACGTAATAGATTTATTAAGTGATATTGATAAAATTATAAAATTATTCACAAACGGGGCAGGTACACAGTGGAGTTCATATAATAAAGGTAAGGGTTCATTTGAAAAGAATCCTAGAATAGGCGGATTAAGAATTAAAAACGCAAATATTAGTAAACTTAAAACTGAAGAATATATAGAAATATTAGAAGACTTCCCACCATCGGAAAAATATGATGAATTTCCTGAACCATTTATTAAATTATTAAAAAAACATCTTGTTAATTTAGAAAGTAAAAATACAAATGAGAATATACAAGTAGGTAAACCCTTAAAATTTGAAGCAGATATTTTAATTTCTAAATTAGATTTAAAAAATCTAGATAGAAGAGAAAAAATTTATGACTTTTGGGAAAAAACTAATAAAAAATATACAAATTTAAAAACAGCAGTTGACAACTTTGAGTCTGAATTTAAGGATGTAGTGGAAACTGATAATTTTAAAATATTAAAAACGGGTAATGAATTATCTAGGAGAAAATATAATCATGGGTTAAAAATGTTAAAATTTTTAGCAGAACCAATAGAGGATAGGTTAAATTATATTGTAACTGTTAAACCTCAAACTTTAGAATCTACTCATCCTGATAGCATACTAGTTAGTGCGTTTGAATCATTTGTTTCTCCAGCAGATATGAAAAAACTACAAAATCAACAGTCTGAAAATCAGAATCCATATGATTTTGGAGATAGTTTAGATAGTGATAGCGGTAAAGATAGTTTAGAGTTTGAAGTTGATGAAGGTGAAATAGCAGATAAAAAAGTGGAAACTAAATATGGTAAAGAAGGAGAAGGCAATACTAATACTGCATCTGTTAGTGAAGAAGCGGCAGAAAGAATGCGTGTAGGTATTAATGAAACTACAGAGTTAAGTATATTTGGACAAACTATGAATAAAATAACTCATAAAAAGAAAGTAGACCCCTTATTTGCTTATGCTTTTACTAAAGACAGTGCTAAATTTAAAAATTTAGTTTTATATAAAAAGGATGTTAATAATCTTAAAGAAGAACTAAGTTTAATTGAAGACATGTCTGATGTATTAAATTTAAATTTAACATTTGAAGATAAGTTATTGGAGTTTAGTGAAGAGTTAGAATCACTTGCCTCCAAAACTATAGAAGGAGATAATACATTATTCTATCTTCCACTATCTAAAGAAATACACGGTAAAGACAATGTACGCTATGAAGTAAGTCAAGATGGTACAGACTTAAATGTAAGAGTAGAAACTAGAGTTAACACTATTAGAGAATTTTTAAACTTAATTACTCAATTTACTGATTTTGGTTTTAAAGATTCTAGAAGTAAAGGTAAAGGTGGCTATAATATATCATCCTCAGGTGAGGCTAAAGGGCCAACTGGACAAACATCATCTTACGCTACAAAAAATAGAGAAAATATGATGGGTGAACTTAATGAAGCAAAAGAATCTTTTATTAAATTATTAGATGAAATAGCGGATTTTTATGTTAAACCATTATCTTCAATTAATACTCCTTTTAATAGAAAAGATTCTTCTGATGACTTTTCTTTATTCTCGCCTCAGATGGAATATATGTTAATGAAAGATAAATCTAAAGTAGATATTTATTTTATGATGTTAAATTTAGAGATATCGGGAGTAGAAGAAGTCTTTAGAGGTAATTATAAAGTTATGGATAAACTTACTAATTTATTTAATGTTATAAATAAACCTTCAATTTATGATAATGAAGATGTTTTATCGGAAATGTTACACGAAATAAGAACACAATTAAAAATTATTTATGGAGAGATGGATAAGAACAATCTTACTAATTTAATAAATATAGAATTAGGTAATTATTTCTATAATGTACTTATAAAAACTGAAAGTAATACAGAAAAAGCGGGTAAGAAAGAAATATTTAATAAACCATCTAATGAATGGAATAAATTATATGATGAAAGTGAAATTTATCCATTATCTGCATTGTTAGGATTTATTGAGAGAAATAAAACTTCTATAATATTAGACATAGAAGGTACTAAAAATAAAAATATATACAAAGAATTTCAAAAGGCTTTAGGAGACTTAGTAATGAAAATTACTAAAAGTAAACAAGAAATTAATTTACTAGAAGCCCATGATAGTATTCGTAAAATGTTAAATAAACCAGTATATTATAAGTATGGTAAATTAGATAATTTCGACCATGTAGATAGGGCTTTGAGTATAATGAAATCTCACTTTAATGTAGACTTAACTGTTTTAGAACTTGAATCTATAATTAATGAGGTTGATTCTATGAAATCTATAGGCTCTAAATATGGTATGTCATCAGAAGGAGTATATTTCTTAAAGGCTAATTTTAGGTGATATATATGATTAAGAAATTTCATCCTAGGCTTAAAAGAATTCTAGGAAATGAAGAAACAAAAGTCATGCAATTGGGTTCAGAAGAAGATATGAAAGAACTTTGGGATGATAGTAATCCCGATATGCCACATAAATTAAGAGATAGTGGTTATCCTATAGATAATTGGTTTGGTCTTATACATAATGAAAAAGGAAAGGCTAGATTAGTTTCAGTAATAGGTCATGCAATAAGAACAGGAAAGGAAGGAGAACCCTTTGCATATATTGGAGGAACTAAAACTCATCCTGATTATCAAGGGCGTAGGTTAATGGCTCAAATAAGAAATAAAAATTTAACAGCCATTGGTAATATTCCTAAGGTTGCTACGTATACTGAAGAAGGTAAAAAAAGATTTAAAAAACCAATAGTAAGTGAGCCACAGGAACATGAGGTTGTGCCTGATAGTGTAATACAAGAAATGCAACGAAGAGTAAGAGAAATACCAATTGCTGAAACTTGGGGAATTTTTAAAGGTTGGAAGGATATTTTAAGGAGATAGTATGGATATAGAAAACTTAGATTTTGTTTCTCAAATGGATATGGAAATATCTAAAACTTCATTTCCTTATTTTTTTCAAAATGTATTAGGAATGATGTATCCTGAGTATATGCAAGAGTGGCTAGAACTTATGCAAAGTACAGATAGAACAGTTATTATTTGTAGTCGTGACCACGGTAAATCTGTCTTTATGCATAGTTGGGTTGTTTGGAATTTAGTATTTCAAGAGCCACCATATCAAATGTTATACATATCTTCTAATCAAAAACAGACTTTAGTACACATGAGAGAAATTGATAGGATGTTTAATCATCCAGCATTAAAAAAGTTTAGACCTTCTAGAGGTTGGGCTATTGGTAATATTCAGTTAACCAATGGTAATGCGATTTTAGAGCGTTCCGTTGGTTCTCAAATTAGAGGTCTTCATCCTCAAGAAATTATCATTGATGACCCTTTGAAAGAATTTAGTTTAGTTGCGATTCAACGGGTAACTGATTGGTTCTTTGGAGATATGATACCAACGCTACACCATACTTCTAATCTTAGAATGATTGGTACTCCATTTACTTATACAGATATTTTTACTCAGTTAGAGGAAAATGAAGCATATACTGTTAGAAAATATCCATGTCTTAATTCTTTAAACGAACCACTATGGAAAGAACGTTGGAACTATGATGCTCTTATGCAAAGAAAAGCGGAAATAGGTTCTTTAAAATTTACAAGAGAATATCTATGTGTTCCTATATCTACAGGGACTTCTCTCTTTAATCCTGAATTTATTGATAAATGTAAAGCAAGAGATTATGTATTAAAATTAGGACATAGGAAAGATAAAGGATACAAATATTATGTAGGAGTTGACCCTGCTATTTCTACTGATGGTGACTACAATGTTATTACTGTTATAGAAATGGATGATGAAAAAAATAAAACGGTTGTACATGTAGATAGAGCGAAGAACGTAGACTTTAGACAAAATATAGAAAAGATACGTTTAGTAGGGGCTATTTTTGAACCGGAAGTAATATTGTTTGAAACTAATACTTTTGCCAAATCTTTTACACAAGAGTTAAGAAATATTTCAGATTTAAACGTTCAAGATTTTAACACTACTAGAAAAAAGAAACAAGAAATTATTTTAAGTCTACAGATGAATATTGAGAATGGTAAAATGAATTTTCCATATGGTGATAATAATAGTAGGAAATTAACCAATTTATTAATTGAAGAATTATCTATGTTTTCTATTACACAAGCAGGTAAGTTTGAAGGAGTTGGGGCGCATGATGATTTAGTAATGAGCCTCGCTTTGGCTACTGCCGCAACTCATAATTCAACAGAAGTGTTTATGTTATTAGACGACATGGGAATATTTGACGAACCTAAACAACAATTAGCCAATAACGTTTCGGGACTAGTAGGGTTGAACTTTTAAAGGTGTTTTTATGGAAGAAAAATTAAGCACTACGTTTGAAGATTTAAAAGAAATTGCTTTAGAAGATGAGCAATTAGCCTCAGAAGAACAACAGTTAATTGACAGTTTAAAAATTGAAAATTGGATTGATAGTCAACCATTATCTAGCCATTTTGATATAGAAAAAAAATACGCACAAGAGTTTAATATTAACTTAACTAAGGCTAAGAAAGAATTAAATCTTACAGTTAAAAAATTTGAAGTAGAAGGTAATGATATTCCAACTGTAATAAAAGGTCTAAGAAAATATAGAAGAACTCTGAAAGGAGAAAGTAAATTAGAAGTTACTGAATCAATAGATAATTTAATTAAAGCATATTCGGAACACTTAAGTAAAAGTATAGATAACATATATTGGATAAAAAAATATAAATCTGTATTAAATGATATGACTTGTTCTGAAGATAATATTATTAAATTATCCTATGTTTCTGAGGAATCTACTAGAAGAGAGATTATTGATGTATTGTGTAAATACTGGGAAAATAGAATAGATAAGAAAGATATGCCATTTAATTCTGAATATGCTAAATTGAATAAATCTATGTCAAATTCTAAAAGAGAATTTAAATCTATATTGAGAAAATATATGACAGGAATTTCTACTAAAGATATTATTAAACATGAAATTCTAAAAGCAGTTTGTGAAGATAACGGTATTTCTTCTAGACAAATACATGAAAGATTACCTAAGAATTTATTTAATAAAACTTCACCAACTATTATCTCTAAGATGGCTAAGACAATGAATATTACTAATGTAAATGGTGCGTTCTACAAACTAAATGATGACATTAAAAAAGATATTTATTCTTATACTGCGGCCTTTATTGATTCAGATGGATACATCACAATGGATAAAAATTTCAATCCTAGAGTTGGTTTAATCGCAACAGGAGAAAGAGGTAAAGCATTCATGATGGAAATGCATAAGTCTCTAGGTTGTGGTAGATTACATCTTGACCAAAAATCTCCACAGGCTACAAGGTCAGTACAAAGATTAAATTTTTATTCCGGTGATGATGTAGTTAACATATTAACCAAATGTAGGCCACACTTTAAAATGAAAGGGGCTAACGCAGATATACTGTTAGAACTAGTACGTATGAAGAAATCTCATAAAAAAGCAGAATGGTATACATCAAGAAGAGAAGAATTATTTCAATTAATGAAATATGAAAATCACAAAGACCATGTTGGATATGATTTTTCTCAATATGGAATAGACCCAACAACAGTGGCTAAATTTCATGATAATTCTAAAATGTTTGAAATGGATAAACTTGAAGGAGTAGTGACTTAATGGTTGAAGAAAAAAGAAGATTTAGTTTTACTAATTTATTTAGAAATAGTACACCTAAACCATTAGACCGTAGTGTATACAATATAGGAATACAAGAAAAAGATACTTCTTATTTACTAACATCTCCAGTAATGTATCATATTGCTCAACAATCTATTATTGTTAGAACTTGCACTACTCAGTTAAAACAGGAAATATTTAGAAGAGGATATATATGGGAAGAAAAATTTGCCATGCGTTGTGATAGTTGTGGTAAAGAACATAAAATTCCTATTAAAGAATGTGGAGATTGTGGTGGAGTTGAGTTTTCAAAGCCTGACCCAAAACAATTAAAATATGCTAAAAATATGTTAGAAGGATATGTAAATAAATCAGAACAAATGTTTATTGATGTTCTAAAAGAAATGGAAGATGACCTCAATATAATGGATGATGCTTATCTTGTTATGGTAAAAGAATATTATTTAGATAGTGATAATAATATAAAAATGCATAGAATCAAAGAAGTATATCGTGGCGACCCCATCGGAATGCATATTTATTCAGATGAAAAAGGAGAAAGAGGTAGTGCGGGCTTTACATGTTTAAGACATAGAAGTGTAATTAATGTAAGTCCTACTGGAATTTGTGAAGAATGTAATAGTAAACTTTACCCAGTGCATTTTGTTAACAGAACAAATGGAGAAGAACAGTTTTTTATTAAGGGGGAAGTATTACATTTTAGTAAGTATTCTCCTAGTAGAATATATGGTTTGTCTCCAATAATTACTTTGTGGAATAACGTTACTACATTACTTGCTATGGAAAATTATGTTAATTCTTCTTATACTAAAGCAAGAATGCCTAAAGGTATTTTAGCCGTTCAAACTAGAAATATGGATTCTATGAAATCTTTTTGGAGAGGAGTAAAAGAGAAGATGGAGAAAGACCCTCATTTTATTCCAGTTATGGGAATTGAAGCGGAAGGTGGAAAAGGTTCTATTGAGTGGGTTAAATTTATGGATAGTCTAAAAGAAATGGATTATATGTCTGTAAAAGATGATTTAAGAGATAGAATATCTGCATTCTATGGAGTTAGTAAGATATTTATGGCAGATAGTTCTGCTAGTGGTGGATTAAATAATGATGGAATGCAAATACTTGTAACTAATCGTGCAGTTGAAATGGCACAAACTATTTGGAATAATTATGTGTTTCCTTTTATGACAAAAGAATTTGGTATTATAGATTGGCAATTAAAATTACCACCATCAGAAGAAGAGGATGAAATTGCTAAATTAAGAAAGAGAGAGATAGAAGTTAACGTAGCCGCATCAATTAAAAATTTAGGTTTTGAAGTAGATATGGATGATGAAGGTAGGTTTACGTTTTCAAAACCCCCACCTGAACCTAAACCTGAAGCAGAAGGACAAGAAGATGGGGATGCTCCAATAGAAACAGACCCTTATGCAGGTACAAATATTGATGCTAGTCAAATGGGACAAATGATGGAAGCGGGTAATCAACCACCACCATCTGCTGATGCTCCTAAAGCCGCACCTGTAAAAGCAGAAGAACCTCCAGCAACTAGAAATAAACCATCTATGAGTAGAGGGCCGGATAAAAGATTTAGTGGGTTACCAGCCGATGCGGGTAATCAAAACGTTGACAAAAGAACTGAAAGGAGAGTAGGATAAGATGAGCGAACGAAGTGTAAAAGATATTGAAAGAGAAATGAAAGAAGCAAGAATTGCAGAAAAAAGACATTATGATAAGTTAGTAACTAAAAATAGAGACTTAACTTTAGGTACTATTGCTCCTAATACTAAGAAATACAAAGCACCAACAGATGTTCCTGATGTTAATACAATGCCGAAAAGAAGAAGACAAAATACCACTCAAAGTCCATTTTAAATATACAGGTGAGTAGTATGAGTTGGGAAGATATTCTTAAGGTTAAAGATAAAACCAAACGGCCTTGGAATACAAAAGAAGCATTTGATAGAAACAATCCTAAAGTTGTAGAAGCAAGAGAGGAAATAAAAAGTTTAGAAGAAAAATTGAAAGATAAAAACTTATCTGAAGATAAGAAAAAAGAATTAAATAGACAATTAAAGTTAGCACAGAAGGTAGTGGGTTTTCCAATGATAAATCCTGAGTGGAGGCGTCCGAAACTGGGCTTAGAAAGTAAAAATCCAGCATATTCTAATCCTTCTAAGAATAATATAAATTTAGATGTACAACCTCCTAAGAAAGATAAAAAGGATAAGAAAGAAACAAAGGTAGAATCATCTAAAGGAGGTATGACAATGGAAGATTTGTTTTCGGCTCAAGAACAAAAAGACTTGGAGGAAGGATTAAGTGATATAGGTGATGTATTACATGACGATATTATAAAAATGTTTAACGCAAGAAGAAAAAACTTTTCAGTAAAATATACCGAAAACGACCTAGAAGAATCTGCATTATATTTAAGTTTCATAGCACGTTCTGATATAAATTTGGTAGATGATAAATTATTACAAAATAAAGAAAGTAGTAAATATAAAGAAATGCAAGATAAGATAAATGATATTAAAAATGAATATAAAAAATTAGAAGAAGAATTAGAAGATAAAAAATATAAGCGAAAAAATTTATCTAAAAAAATAATACAAGAAAAGAAAAAGAAAGAAATTTCTTTGAAAAGAACAAAAGAAGCAATAGAAAACTATGAAAACTCCATTAAGGATTATGGAGGAAAAATAGAATACTCAATAAACGGGGAGGTGGTAGATGTGGTAGACCGTAGCACTAAATCGTTAACAAAAGGACAATTAAAAATGTTAGACGAAATATTTTCAAATGTAGTATATCAAATTGAAAGTGATGATGTTGATACTAATAGAAAAAACCGTCAGCAAGATGAAGATAACTTTAGGAAAAGAAGAGATGGCGTACTTCTAATATTAGATAAAATAGATGGAAGCATACAAAACTGGGAATTTGTTGAGAAATTTAAAAGTAATAAATATCTAGATACTCCAAATAATGCACTACGTACAATTAAAAATATGTTATTAGAATTATCTAAAGATACTAATGTTCCTAAAAGTATGATTAATGAATCATTATTAATAAGAATGCTAACAAGGTGGAAAAATCAAAAGTCAGGAGATATAAGTTTAATTCGTGAAGCGGAAAAGGCTGGATTTTTCTCTCCTAAGACTACCGAAGAATATGAACAAGCACTATATAATGGAAAGCGTGGCAATTTAGAATATCGCAATAATGCATTTATTCGCTTTCAAGACGGGGCAAAGTGGGATGAAAAAGATGAAACATGGATAATACAAGGAAGAAAAACAGAAGAAAATCCTGATGGTAAAGAAAGTGGATTTAGAATGTATGGCACTGGTCTGAAAAAAGATGCAAGAAAATTGTATGAGGAAATTAGAGAACATCGTAATCAACCTGTTAATATATCAGGTGATTTTTCTGATAATTCAGATAAAAGAGGCAAAGCAAAAAAAGAGAATGAATTTAGTATATTTCAAGAGTTCTTTCAAAATATAAAAGATGCTAAAGAAGCAACTACTGTAGAGCCTAATTTAGAAGCAGAATATAATCTCACTACAGAAGAGGGAGTAGATGCCCATTTTAACACAGATGTAGATGTTTTTGTTAAAAAATTCTTTAAAACACTATACCCCGTATTAAAATCATACAGAACATTAGAGCGTATAGAACAAATAGATTTTACTAAGATAGATGAGGAAGATAAGGTTACAGGAAAACTTACTCCTAAGGCTAAGATTACTAGAGAAAAACATAAGGAAATGATAATGGATGCTCAAATATATGGAGAGAAAACTCAAGAGGGACTCATTGAAGAATTAGAGTTTTTATATCAAACTTTAGATTTATTAGGACATAGTGCGGTACTATCAAGTAAGTCTTCATTTAAAGAATTACAAAAATGGGATTTCAACAAGTTTGATTTATTCACCACAGAAGAACAAAGAATAATTGACGAAGAACTTTATGGAAAACCACAAACGGCGGAAGTAGAAAGAACAATTAAAAAATATTTACAATTTGACCCCAATAGAAAGAACTCAAATTTAACAAAATTATACAATGAATATAAAAATAGAAAGGAAGAGTATGTCGAAGATGAGACTGTAACAAAATCAATGAAGATAGCAAAGGCTTTAAGAAGAATTAATCGTAAGAAAACTATGTTAGAGGGTCTACTATGAGTTGGGAAGATATTCTAAAAGATGATAAGACATCTCTATTTAGCCTCTCTGATGCTATAGGTAAGACTAATTCTAAACAAAAAAAGAAACTTAAAAAAGTTTTACAGGCTAGTGAACCTACAGAATTTTTTGGTCAAGAAATGACTAAACTTACAGAACTTATAGATGAGTTAAAAGGTGTAGATGTAATTAAAACAGATAAAAAATTAAATAAAGAAATGAAAAAATTTGAAGAAGCAAATTTAGATATAGTGGCTACGGCTTCTAAATTAAGAAAGGAATATGAAACATTATATAATCAACTACGTGGATTAGTCTATCCTAAAAGTAAAGGCAAGTTAGGAGATAAATAATATGGAAGAAATAAATTGGAAACAATATTTACGTGAAGAAGTTCGGGAATGTTTTAAGACTATAGCAGAGGATGAAGCGGTAGGTGGTTACTATTAGCGAAGGTTCAGATGAAATTTTATTGCTATTAAAAGAATTAGTTACTAAAGTAAAAACTTTAGAAAACGCAGTTTATAATAAAGATAATATTTTAATGAAATCAGGATTTGTTGTTGTAGATAGTCCTACTCCTTCTATGAAGAATGAACACACTACTACTGACATTTCTAAAATGGATTGGTCACAAATTCATGAAACTATAAATAAATTAGGATGAGTAAATATGCCGGAAAAAATAACTAAAGAAGAAAAAGTAGCAGAGATTGCTATTGAACATGCTAAAAAATTATTAGAAGTAGTCAAGGCTAAAAAGGAAGATTCAGTAGTTGATGTTGAAGTTAATGAATTAGGAAAGTTAGATGACCTTGACCATTTAGGTGAAGAAGAAAAGGTAAAACGACCTACCAAAAAACCTAAAGAAGAAAAAATAGATATTTCTACAGATGCCAATGATGGATACATTGGTGATAAACCCTACTTTGGTTGATACAGTGATGTTAAATGCCACAGACAGGAATAAGTTTTGAAAAAGAAACTAGCGATTTATCTAAAAGAGTATTAGATTTTTTTGAAAGAGTTAGATATTCCTTTTTGTCCGCTAAGGAAAACCCCAAAGAATATGGGTCTAAATGGAAGTCAACAGTAGAAGAGATACAAGATACCTTCGATTCATTAGATGATTTTGCTAAAGAACTCAAAAAATATTTAGAAGAAAAAGACGCTTTTGCTGATGATGCAAAAGACCCTACATCTACTACTGCACAAAGGATTTATGATAACATTAAAGAAATGAGATTTAAATCTAAATCTGTTGATGACCCATTTTCTAAAATATTAGGAGATGAGGTTATTGAAGTCTTTTTAGAAAAAACAAATATATTAGTTGCTTTTATACACTATGCAATTCGTTCTCATAGTAATGCATTACCAAAAAAAGTATGGTTAGAAAATGATATGAAACCGGATGAAATAACTCAGGGTTCTATGGGATTAGATTTAGAAATAGATGATTTAGAATTATATATTAAAGAACATTATGGTGATGGTAAAGACACTAAGAGAATATCTAGTAAAATTAAAGGGGCAATTAATATTTTAGAAAACATGTTTGTAGAAAAATATGGTGAGGATAGGTGGGAAGATATAGAAGAAGTAGATGTTGGTTCTAGTCTTAAGAAGGCGGAAACCAAAAGTGAAGAACAAAAATCTGCTATAGATTTTATAATTCCTAATAAGCCAATGTTTAGAATTTTTGAAATAGATGATTTAAAAGAAATACGTGGACTTAGTGGTGAGTTTATCGTGCAAGAAAAGTATGATGGTATGAGAATACAAATACATAAAATAGATAATAATGTTAAAATTTACTCATATAATAAAATAGATATTACTGATAAATGTCCCGAACAAGTAGAGGAAATGAAAAAGAAACATTTTGGTGATTGTATATTAGATGCAGAACTTATGTTATTTTTAGAAGATGAACCATTACACAGAGCAGATACTATTACTCATGTTTTTAAATTAAAAGATGAAAAGAAAAAAGGAATTTTAAGAGCGCATGTTTTTGACATAATGAAACATGAAGGTAAATCTATTATGGAAGAATCCTTAAGAGAAAGAATTAATATTTTATTATATCAATACTCACAACATTCTTCAGAAATGTTAGCATTCCCATCTAAGAAAGATACTCGCATGGCTGATTCTATAAAGGAAGTAGAAGAATATTCTAAAGAAATTATGAAACTTCCTGCCTCAGAAGGAGTTGTAATAAAAGATATAGAATCAACGTATTATCGTGGTATATCACAAAACCCTAAATGGATTAAATGGAAAAAATTTGTAGACTTAGATGTTGTTGTTTTGAAAGATAGAAAAACATCTAGTGGCCTACATTCCTACACAATGGGTATCGGCCCTGTACCTGCTTCAGTAGTTAGAGAATATGAAACTGTAGAATTTGAAGATAAGGAATATTTAGAAGTAGGTAAAGCATTGAATACTAAAACTAATGTAAAAGTTGGAGGAATTATTAGAGTCAAGGTAGATGAAGTTAAAAAGAAAGGTAAATCTTTTAGTTTATATTCTGCTAAAGTAATTGAAGTTCCTGAAGTTTTAGTTTCAGATACTTTAGAAACATTAGAACACTTAGCAACTAAAACTAAAAAATCTTTAGAATCTGCTTTAGATTTCTTAGGGGAGTCTGTATTAAGAACACCTTATAAAATTATGAGTGGTGTTGGTGAGAAACAAAATAATGTTAAGAAAGCATATTATGTTACAGATAATATACACGGTACTGCTGAAATTATATTAAAAGAAGATTTAGATGGGTTTACAATTTACGGATTTGAAGGAGATAACTTAATGCAAAAGAATGCATTATATGATATTGACATATGGAAAGAACAGTTGTCTGAGATAATTAAAACAAAAAGGTCAGATTTGAGAATAGGAATTAAAAATGAAATATTAGAATCAGGAAGACCTAAAGTAAATTTTGAAAGTATAGTAGAGTTTGTTAAAGAACATTATCCTGAAACATACTTAGATGTATTTGATAATAAAGAAGATAAATTAATGAGTTGGATGAAAACTGAAGGAGATGTTAGTTTTATTTACCATCATCCAAATAAATTTAGTGTGCAAACAGATGAAGTTACTAAAGATGTAGAGACATTAAAAAAAGAAGATAGAACAGGTAAATTTGTTATTAAACGTAGAGAAGATGAAAATATAGATTTTATTATAGAATATAAAGATAAAAGAAATGCGTGGACTATTGAAATAGATGATACTGAAGATATATTTAATTTATTTGGTAAATCAGGGAAATATCCTGCTATTGTTTCAGAATCTTTAGGAGATGGAAAAACCTTAGATTCAGGTAGTATTACTCTTGGAGTACAAAAGCAAGGATATCATGAATATAAATTAGAAGGAGATAAGTTTGATACTAGAATTCATATTAGAGTTTTACCTATAGATGAAAAGAAAACATGGCTTGCATGGACTGGTAAAAAACAAGATATGTTACCTTTAGATGAAGATGAAAATTTATGGGATATTACCAAAGATAAATATGCAGATTTAGAATTTCCAAAAGAAAATAGCACTTAACTTATATAGTAAGAGTTTAGAATGATTGTTTGTGCCAGCAATGCAGATGCTAATGAAAGAGGATAGTTCCTCCGGTAGTTTTAGCATTTTAAAATCAGATGATTTAGTAATTGGTGGATATGCTTCTATAGAAGTTGTAGACAAACAAAATGATTTAATTACTTTAGATGCATTAAATGATGCAGTTGCTAAATATATGGTAGAAAAGAAATATAGAAATGTAATGTCAAACCATTCCAATGTTCAAGTTGGAGAAGTAATTGAAAATTATAGAGATAAAAATGGAACATTACATAAGACTCAAGTAGATAATGTTGGATTCTATGTAGTTATTAAATTACGAGATGATATAGAAAAGGCAAAAGAAATTTCAAGAGGTATTAGAAAAGGAACATTACGCTCCTTTAGTATTGGTGGACAAGCAATATCAAAGCGTAGTAAAAAATCAGATGAGTTAGGTCAATACAATGAAATTGACAAGTTAGAGTTACATGAAGTAACTATATGTGAAAAAGGGATAAATCCCGAAGCAAGATTCGACATTTTAAAAATGGATAAAAATGGAGAAAAAGGAGGAAAAAAAATGAGTGATAAACTTGAAAAAGCCCTTGATGAACTAAACGACTTGATGAAACAAGTCAGTGATGTTCACAAGGAAGACGAAACGAAAGATGAAGAAACGAAAGGTGACATGAGTTACATGGATACAGACGATGAAGACCCTGAAAACCTAGAAAGGGGAGAAGATGAAATGGATGATGGAGAAGGTAAATCATTAGACATGGATTTACAACACTCTGAAGCAGGTGAAGAAGTAGTAAGTGGTGGAAACCCAGTTGCAACTCCAGCACCTCTTAAAGTATCTAAAGGATTAAAAGATTCTGATTTTAGTACTCTAAACTTAACTCACGAAAACGTAGAGAAAGCATATGAAGCCTACAAAGCAGAAAAAATGGAAAAGATGGCATATGAGTCTCTAAGTACTGACTTTGAAGCAAGACTACAAAGTGAATTAGCAGTTAGGAAATCTAACGCAGAAAGAGAAGAATATGATGCTCTTGCTGAAGTAAATGCATTAAAGAATGAATTTGCAGAACTACGCAAATCATTAACTACACAGCACAATGAAGTACGCAAAGCACAAGAAGTTGCTATGTCACTACCTGAAGGATTCCCAACAACATTATCAGCAGTAGCAGATATGTCTTGGGGAGATATACACACATTAGTTGGAAGGAGAGATTAAGAATGACATACATAAATACAATACGAGATTTGGAAGCAAGCACATATGGGATGGCCGGAGCATCAGGTAACGCACTACTAAAAAGTAGTGGAGTTGTTGGTGGTTTTGGTACTGCTCACGGAGCGGCTGATGTAGCATCATTAAACGGTAACTCACTCAACATTGGTGATTTATATAACGTTCTTTATGGACAAAAAGTTTGGTCAATGTTAAATCAAGAAGTTAACGCTTTGTCTATGATAGCAAAGAGGCCATACACATCTAGCGGTTGGAGAATATTAAAATCCCGACCTACTGGTGGTTCAGGTGCGGCTTTTGAAGTAGGCTCTACTGAGGTTGCAGAAAATGTTACTGATTTATCTACACCTAGAGCAGACCAAATTGGTGGAGTAGAAGAAAACGCAACATTAGGTGGAGCAAATGGATTCAGAGCATTGTCTCCTGAATACACTAAACTATTTACAAGCCCTAAAACAATAGCACATTTGTTTGAGTTCTCAGAACTTGGAATGGAAATGGCCGCTATTGATGATGGTGTTGGAGATATACGTGCAATCGTTAGAGAAGATATGGGTAAGCATCACGCTGAAACTCAAAGTAAGATGTTACTAATGCCTCTAGAAAGATACAATGATGGAACAGCACTTAACATGAACAGAAATTATACTTCTTTAATGAAGATAGTTTCTTCTGCCGCAGAAATTGCGGCTATGGCTAATGCTGATTTAACTGATATGGGTGCGACAGGCAATTCTACTATGGCTGGATTAGACCATTTGATTAATTTATATGGTACAACTGCGGCTGATGGTAGAATAGTTACAGTTAGTGGTTCTACTTATTCAGCAGGGGCTTCATCTTTCATGGATGCTGAAGTTGACTTTGGTGCAAGTTATGCCGGAGGAAGGGTATTAACTCTAACATTGATAAACGACATGCTAAGAAAGATACGCCAAAATGGTGGAAATCCAAAAGTTATGTTAACTGGATATGATACTATACAACATATTTCTGACTTATTACAAAGTCAAGAGAGATTTATGGATAGGAAAGAAATTGTTCCTACACATAACGGTGTTCGTGGAGTTAAGGGTTCAGAAGTTGGTTTCAGAGTTGCAACATACTATGACATACCAATCATTCCATCAAAGGATATGCCTAATACTGGAAAAGAAACTGCTAACCCACTAAGTGATATATTGTTCTTAGACACTGACCATTTGTGGCTAGCGGTTATGAAACCTACACAATACTTCGAGGATGGAATTTCAAACGGAAATCCATTCGGAGTTGGTAAACTTGGTAATCAAGGAATGTACCGTACTATGGGAGAGACATGTTGTTCTTTCTTCAAAGGTCAAGGTAAGATTACTAACTTGAAGAGTGCGTGAGGTGAATAATTAATGGGACATAGTGTAACATTATTAGAAGACCACAAAGGTATGACTACTCCTAAAGTATCAGGAGATGAATACTATGTTGATGCAGTAATTGATATTGATTCTTATACTGCTAATGGAGAAACTATTCTTGGTTCTTCATTAGGGTTAAGTAGAATTAATGCGGTTATTGTGACAGGTCTTTCAACAGACACAATTGCGGGTGGCTATTCTGTATCAGCAATTAGTGCTGAAACAGGAGCAGGTGCAGCAATTGGTGGAAAGTACCTTTCGGGGTCTTCTTTTCAGATGAATGTACCTGCGGCTTCTAACACCGATAACATTGGCGAAATAAGAGTCCGTGTTTACGGATTAATTTGAGTGTAAAGTGTAAAACGTAAAATAGTAGTCGTTGCTCCCTCTCAATCAGGGAGCAATGGCTACCTATCTAAATAAGGAGATATAAACAATGGTAACAGTTAAATTAGTTGAAGATGCAAGGGAATCTAAGATTTACTTAGGAGGAAAAGATTACTCTATAACAAGGCGAGGGATTATTCCTGAAATGCCTGCTAGATTAATATATGGACTAGTAAATAATCGTGATTTAGAATTATCTTTTGAGGCTAGTGATAGAAAATCTATTTCAGATTTACCGGAACATATGTTAGAACTATTCTATACTAGATATAGCGTTTTAGATAAAAAAATGTTATTAAACAAATTATTCCCTACAAAGAGTACTAGACAAAAAGTACAGAAAGTAGTAGAAGATGTAGTATCAACTCCAGTTAAGAAAACTCCGGCTAAGAAAACTGCTAAGAAAGGAGGCAAAAAATAATGTCTGTAACATGTGCAACAAGTGGAGTTAAAACTACTGATGGAGTTATTTCAGCATCAAGATGTAAACTTATGAGCATTCATGTTAGTGTTACTAGTAGTAATTCAACTGCGGCATTGAGTACATTAAAACTTTTTGACAATGCAAGTGCCGCAAGTGGTACAGAAGTATCTAGAATTAATTTATTAGCCTCTAGTACTTCTCCACAGAATATTGAATTTGATATGCATGGAGTATTGTGTGCTAATGGGTTATTTGCTGATGTTATTGCTGACAGTAATCACGTTGTAGCATATAGTGTGGAGTTTGCGTGAGGCGATTATATGCCTAGCATAGACACAGACACACGACTAATAATGACAATATTATTCGTAGGTTCAGTTAGTGGAGTTAACGTTTACTTCTATACTCAATATGGAGTAGATTTTCCTTATGGAGGATATGCTCATGGAGTACTCTTTGGTATTGTAACGATTGGGGCTATTATGATTATGAAAGCGGCCTTTGATTTAATGATACATGATATGATTGAAGATAGATTACTTCAACGTAATATTGATAGTTACTGGTATAGAAAGGCTAGAGATGAAGAGAATCGTAAGAGGGTTAGAGAATCTATGAGAAACTTTCAACAAACATTTAGCCCAACAAATGTTTATGGAGATAATAATTTACCTACATTTGGACAGGTTAATAAGGCCGAAGAACAAACAGTTTCACCCTCATTTTTAACAGAGTTAAGGTAGGAATTTAAATGGTCGGAGAAATCCTAATGGGTTTTGATGAGTCTACTATGGCTTATGATTTACAAAGAGCGCACTCCGCAGACATATGGTTTATACGAGCAAGATTTTGGTTATGGGGAATAATCTCTACTGTTACATCTTTTTGTGCAGGACACTTAGTTGCTCATATGGGTTATAATATGTATGGGTGGCTTTGGGGAGGTATGGTAAACTTTTGGAATCATCTATGGTGATAGCATGTCTGTAATGGCAGGGTTTGCTATTCTCTTAGTTGAGGGTATGAATAGAATCTATCAAAGATTACATTCTATTCCTTTTGGTGTATATGGTGCTAGTAAAGCAGGGAAGACAACATTACATCATCAATTAAGAACTAGAGGAGAAGTACCAACAATAGTAGAACGAACTGTTGGTACTGAACGTGCTAGTAGAAAATATGTAAAATTAGATGGTGATGCTCATACAGTTAAAACTGCGGATATTGGGGGAGAAACAGTTTTTTGGGGTGAATGGATAGAAGACATGAAAAATAGACATGTTAGATATATAATATTCATGATAGATGACAGACATATGGATAAACATTTTGACATTGAACAACAACTATGTTGGACTTTTTTAGTAGATTCAATTTGTGCTAATTCTTGGACTGTTAATGGAAAAAACAAAAAAAAGAAATCTAATGACTATCCAATTGCAGTAGGAATGTGGGCTAATAAATATGATTTGTGGAAAGACAAATATGATTATGATGGCCCAATAGAAAAACATCCTATCTTTGAATCATTCAAAGTAGGAATGCAAAAACTAAACGACAAAGGAATACCATGTTTTAAATATATAGTAAGTGCTAAGTCAGATTCAGAAATGGTGTATAGAGGCATATTAACAATGATAAAAGATTACTAGGTGAAAAAAAATGACAATGAATTACCAACCCCCCAACTTAATAGGAGCAACAACAACGAACGTAGGAAATCCTTTTTTGGATAGATTTACTCAAGGTAGAGCCGCAGGTGCAGTAATGCTCTATGAGTATAAAAATATAAAACCAAAAAAACAACTTAAGGAGATAACAAAAATACTAAAACCTGAAAAGAAAACTTTCCTAAAACTACCATATAAATTCAAATATAACATGAAAGATAGATGTGTAGTTTGTGGAACTCAAAAAGTTTGGGATGCTGGAGACAACATGAGGCCACCATTACCATTACATAAAGTAAGAAAGGGCTATCCAATGAGAGGAACTTATTGTGATAAACATGCATCTATACATAGACAGTATGAGATGTTAGAACAACAAATACTAGCCGAAGAACATGGTTTAAGTTACAGTGCATATATACCTAAGATGCCTAACTTAAATCCATTAGCATCAGGGCCGTTAACTAGTCTTAAACAGATGGATATACAATCCTTATCTTCATTAGGATGGGTAGTTAAACCTCCTCAGTCAGGTAAAGAATCTAAAGAAGAAGAATTATTTAGATTAATTATAGAAAGTAATGCTAATAATGAAAGAGTCAAAACTTTATTAACTGAAGGTGCGAAGATAGAAGTGCAAGAGCAAGTGGGGGTCGAAGAATAATGGGAGTTTTTGGAACAAGTAATGGGCAAATAATGTCTTCTATAAGTGCTAATAATCAAAGTCAATTTAAAACAATGAACAATTTATTAACTCTACAAGAAAATCATGTAGAAGATTTCTTTCAATATCATGGTGAAGCATTTTTAGCGGCATTAGATAAATTAATTGAAGATGCAGTATCAAGAAGTGTTAGTAAATTATTAACTCAATTAAAATTTAATACACAAAGTAGTGGAGAAATCACATTACATTCTGACGCAATGGCATCTTTGAATACTATTACAGAAGAAAATATTATTTTAGATTTACAAACTTTATTGGCTACGGCAGTAAATAGTGAAGTTGTTATGCAAAGAAGAATGGCTAAGCAACAATATCTAGAATCTCAAGGATTTTCTAGTCCTGCACAACAGGCAATGCCATCACAACCTGCATATGGAGGAGGAGTGCCAAATCAAATGGGTATGAATCCTGCAAATATCCAAGGAAGTAATATGGGTGTAGGTATGAACAATACTATGAATCAACAAATGAATGCTATGAATAATACTTCAGGATATCCTGTACCGCCAGCAGGTTATGACCAAATGAATAATGCTTACTGGATAGACCCCGCTACAGGACAGATGACATATACACCTCCGGCAAGTGGCTTAGGATTAGGAGCGGCTATAACTAAAGGAGTCGCTTGGGCTAAGTGGTTGGCTTAAGCGAGGAAGTTAAATGTTAAATTCAAATACTCAAATACTTAAGTCTGATAATATAACTATACCCTTCGATTTACTTACTTATTTAACAAAAAGTACTAACTTTACAAGTAATATTATTTTTAGCCCTAAATCAGTGAGTTCAGATGTTAGTCCTTTATTGGAGCAAAATCAAATGTTCAACTGGATGGCACTCTATTCTTTTAAAGATGTTAATGCTGACAGTAGTAAAAGTAAGATGTATGCTGATAATTATTTAATGGAGTTATTAGTATTAGATAAAGATGATTTTGCTACATTTGTTAATAGTGGTACAGTAGAGAAAAAAACAAGTCCAACTATTTTAAATAAATATTTAGAAAGTTTTAATGATAAAAGTTGGGATAATTATAAATTAGAATTCATAAAAAAAATTGCTGAAACTCCTATTCTAGATTTATTAACAAAATTAAGCGCAGAAACGGCTGGAAATCCTCTTAATATAAAAAATGGAATAAAAAGTTTTTTACCTGAGGATTTATATTATACTTTAACTGATTTACAAGAAACAATTAATCCTACATTAGATGATTTAGATAATATAAAAACTAAAAGATTGTTAATAAATACAACGTGGAAAACTGGTAAAAATAACCTACCTGAAAAAAGAAGAGTTACAGATGCGGCTATAGGTATGGGAGAAGGTACTGAACGTTATAATGTTCCTAACTTAACAGATATAAAAGGTAAAAACGAAGAGTATGATTTCATATCACAATTAACTACTCAATCTCCAATTTTGTATGATTTAATTATGGATTTCATTACAGTTGACGAAAGTAAAATTGTAGACCCAACTGAATCTGCACCACCTGAACTGATAGATGCAGAAAGTAATTATATAGTTACTTTTAACAGTGCTAAATATTTTGAAGCATTAATGGATAGGTTTGGTTTTGGTACTCTCGATGATTCACAATTAACTATTACAAAAACTAGTGATAAAACTATTAATGAAGCAAAAAAAGACAAAAACAAACCTAGCCAACAGGGGAGGCCATTAGTATATTTAGAATTATTACATAAACCTAACTCTGATAAGAAAAATGAATATTCTTGGACACATATTAAATTCGTTAACTTTAATGAAGAAAGAGAATTTTCAAGGAACGAATTAGATAAATTAATTTTATTAACAAAAGACATACCTGTAAATGCTAAAAATAAACTTAAAGAAGAATTAGAAAAAGTTTTAACTACTCAACAAGATAATTACTATGAATTTTCAGATTTAATATTAGATTTAACAGTTCCCGCTTCTGAAGGTATTACAGTTGGTGAATCTGAATTCCAAATCAAATTTTTTGATATGATTGATGATGAAAATGAACTACTAAATATATTAGATAGTTTAGAAAATCCTGAAAGATATGCTGATATAGACGAAAAGGGAGAAAAAACATACCCTGATTCACCACAGTTAGATAATGAATATGAAAAAATAAATAAAAAAATAATACCACTTCGTAAACAGATAAAAGAATTTGAAGATTTAAAAGATTTTAAATTAGATTTTGAGACAACAGAAAAACATGAATATAATTTAATTGCAAAGACAGGTAGGGAAAATTCAGAAAGACCTAGTGGTGATATTAAGATTAAAAATGAAGATTTATTTCCTTCAATACAAATTTTATTAAATGATATTCCTGAAAAGTATAAAAAATTATTAGATACATATGATGTTAAAAACAACAACACAAATGATGAATTTAAAGCATTTTATAGTAAAGAATTTTTAAAAGAGTTTGAAGAGGCAATAGTAAGAAATTTACCTACAAAAAAGGTTGCACCTAACGAATGGATTGATGATGAAACATATGATTTTTCTATTAAAATAAAAAATAATAAAGTAAAAACTAAAATACCTACTATTTTATTTGAGTATACATTAAGTTCTAATTATGATTTAAAGCCACTTGATTTATTTAAAAATATTATTGATAGTAAAAATGCTAAAGAGATGCGTTCTCAATTAGAAAGTACATTAAAAGATTTAAATTTATATATAGAAGAAATACCATCAATAAAAAAATATGAAAAAAATAAAGACCAATTAAAAATGTTAATTACAAAATTTAAAAAGATAGGTGGTAAAGATGGAAAAAGTTTTTCAGACAAATACATGTTATATGATGTACTAAACACATTAGAATCTAATCCTAAAAATCCTACTGAAGATATTAAACGAACAAAAGATGTGTTAATAGGTGCAAAAACTTCAGGAAAACTTAGTAACTTAACAAATCAAACTGTATTCTCATTTATGGAAAAAACAGATTCTATGGATGTAACAGAAAAATATGATTATTTTAGAAGGATGGCATTTGATAAAAATTATCTAAAAGATAAAGGCCAAAAAAGTTCTTCTAGTCGATTAAGAACATCAAGAGATGAGTCTGAAACATTTATGGCAGGAGATGCTAGAAGAAGAGGAAAATCTATTTTGCCTCTTATAGAAGAAGTTAAACACACCTTTACTGCTTCACATAAAATAAGTCCTAGAACAACAGGGATTTCATATGCAAATACTAAAGGCACAGGTCTTGTAAGAAAACCAAATGATAAAGAAGTATCAAGAAAACGTGGATACATATCTACTGTCATATCAGAGGATAAAAAACCAAGTAAAAAAAGTTTAGTTATAGAAAAAATAATAAATAGAATACAATCCAATTTTAAATATATGAAACAAAGAAGTACGTGATAATATGGCAAGACTAAGTTCCCCAAGTGATTTTACAAGTATTAATCCTAACTATTCTATAGGAAATGGATTTTATACTACTCATACAGATATTTCTAATCTATTACAAATTAGTGCATTTTCTGCAAGTACTACACCAAACCTAGTAGAGGTTGGAAAAATAATAAAAAATGTAGAGGGCCAAATAGATAATACAATTGGTATTACATATAGACCAATAATATACAAAGATGAGTTTTATAGTTTTACAGCATCAAGTATGGGGGCATATCCCGTACAAACATACAAAGATTATGTTGGTTTTATTCAGTTAGACCAACCTAAAATACAAAAAATAATTAGGTTAGAAGTATGGCAAGGAAATTCCTACAAAGACTTAGCATCTGCTACTGCTAAAATAAAAATGCCTTCAAATGTTACCAATTCAGTATGGACTATAAATTTAGTAGCAGGAAGTTGGACATTTTCTATCCTCGGCGGTACATCAACCACAAAAGATTTCTATGATAACTTTGGCCCAAAAACTACTGCTAGTCAATTAGTAGATGCAATTAACGAAGTATTTCCTGCAAAAACTGCTAAGTTTACAGGGGAAAGTTCGGCTAAATCAGTAACAGCAAATGATATTGGTTCGGTTTCAGGGGATGACATTCATATTTCAGATTTCTTTTATGCAACTGTGGATTCTGAAGATTCTAGCACAGTAGTTATATCTTCATTATTATTAGGAGATGATGGACAAAATTGTACTATAACATCAACAAACTCAGGTAATGCTAATGTTGGTGAAGTTACAGGATTTAAAGATAATGAAAGTTCAAGTAGAACTGGAGATTTTTGGCAAATAGGAGATGAGGGAAAAATATTTTTCTTAAAGAATTATCCATATTTACAAAATCATTCTGTAAGAGTAACTTATGTTAGTGGAGATGGAAGAGTAGACTCATCTATACATGAAGCCGCTACTAAATTATCTGCGGCAAGCATTTTACTACATGATGATAACTCTATACTTATTGCTGAGACTGGTTCTAATATAGATTTAAAAACTAAACATGATATATTAATCGAACAAGCCACTAGCATTTTAGATGGTAAGAAAAAGATGATACATTTTATATCGTGATTAATATGGAAAAACTTTCTAAAACTATTAAAGAAGCATTAGAACTACATGTTGACCGTAATGAGTTTTTAAAAGATAGTGCATATAGCGAATTTGCTATATCAGATACTAAGATGTTAGAAGAGTTACAAGAAGTATATGCTAAAACATTAATAAAAACTATTAATAAAGTTGTTTTAGATAAAGATAGATTTAGGAAGGTTCAATAATGGATGAAGTTACTTTTCTTTTACGTTTATTAAGTGATAGATGGCCTTCGGCGGCAGGAGCATTAGTATCTAGTGGAGAAATTCTAGTAGCACATGGTGAAACTCCTGAGTTTGTTGATGTTCGCTCTATAGAACCAAAAAAAGGTAGAAGAATAGATGCCGATTCAAAATCAATATTAGTTGTATATGAAGAATCTGCTTCATCTTCATATCCTACGATTGATTATGCAGTAAGAAATGAAGAATTTAGTTTTACAATACACATAAGAGTTTTACATAGAAGAGATATGCCTACGAATACTTATTCAAGAGATAGACTACAAGCACAATATCGAATTACACGATACATTTTAGAGAAGAACTCTCTTAGGCCAACCGTATATGTTGGCGGAGGAACGTCCGGTACAATAGAAGATAGTGCAGATATAATTAAGTTAACAAGTCGAAGCGATTCAAATGACCGAGGTAAAAAACTATTAGGGTACAAACTCTCGGTTGACATGAAACGGTTCGGCAGAAGTATATGAGGGAATAAAAAATGACAAGTAATGAAGCATTTGTAGGCGCAGGACAATCGGTAACATTCATACCTGAAGCCAATATTTATTTGAAAGATTGTGCTAATAATAATAGTTCCACTATTAATTCTTGGGATGGTGATGTAGTTCTCATTCCTAAATTATATATTGGTTGTGTGGCAAAAGTAGAATTAACAGATGAAACCTTAGTTGGATACTTTACCATAGCAGATAATACTCAAACTAGTTTAATATTCAATGAAATTATACAAACTGGTAACACCTTAACTTTAGATGTTACAATTTTAGCCTATGGTGCGCCAACTCCTTCATTAGTTACTTCTTCTGACAATACTGCTGATGGTGGTGCTATTGCTACTGTTACAATTTCAGATGGAGGTGCAAGTGGCTCTCCCGACACCTATACTAATGTTAAATTAGAAGGTACAAAAATGGGTACGGGTGCAATTGCTACTATAACAGTAAGTAGTAGTGGTGCTATTAATGGTGTAACTATTACAACAGGTGGAGATGGATATGTATCGGGAGAAACATTACTATTAGGTAGTGCAGTATCAGGTGTGCCAACTTTAACTAGTGCTGGTACTGGTGCTGATGGTATACTTTTAGTAAACGCTATTGAAACTGATGGAACAACTTTACTAAGTGATAGTTGGTTAGGATTAATTAATACATTTAGTCCTCCTAGTGTAGAAGTAACTCTCAATCAAATGAACTTAGCATTAGGTAATACTCGTAACTTTACTCATCAATATAAAGGTGCAGAAACAGTTAGTGGTGCTTCTTTAGATATAAATATGAATAATGGTTCTTGGTTATACTATGCATTAGGAGGTATATCAGTTATAGAAGACGGAACTGCTTCCACTGTTGCACTTACAGATGCATTGAGTACTACTGCTACAGAATTAACATATATTAACGAAAGTACTGGTGAAATGGTTAGAACAGTAAAAGGTGGCAGTACTAGTATAACTTCAATTTCATGTCCTCCGGTTAAAACTCCTGCTAATTTTGTAAAAAGAAATAGTGGCATTTTAACTTATACATTTACAGAATTAAATGGAGATTCACTTCCTTCTTTTGCTATAGATATGTCTCATGAGAAAGTATCTTCCGGTGGAAAAATAGATGCTTTAACGCCTACAGAAAATATGTGGGCTAAAGTAGCAACAGGATGTCAAGTTAATAGTCTAACCATGAATTTTAATGAGGGAGAAGAATTAAAATGTAATGTAGATTTAGTTAGTAAAACTTTATTTGATGCTCCAGCAGGTTATTTTCCTCAAAGAAATATTGATGCAGTAAGTAACTTACATAACTTTAGTTCTACTAAAGAAGATAATTATCCATTTATGTATTCTGATGGTGGAATAAAAATATTTGGTCAAACATTTGCAAGAATAAAATCAGGTTCATTGGCTATAGCAAATAATTTAACTCCGCATAGATATATTGGTAATTATGACCGTAGGAGTATTAGTCACCATAGTCCTGCACAGCGAACATATGATTTAAATTTTACAATGTTAATTACTGATACCCAAATTTGGGATGAGTTAAGAGGCACAGATGAATTTGACCCAACTGGTGCATCTAATGGTGGAATTATTGAATTGAATTTTACTAAGGGAGTTGGTGCAACATTGTCTAGTATTGGATTAAAGTTTTCTGATTATATTATAGACTCAGTTAGTGTGCCTTTCCCTGATGATAAATCAGCATTAGAAGTAGAAGTTACTATGAAAGCAAGAACATTAACCGAATGTAAATATTCCGGTAAGTGGGAAATAATTAATACAAAATAAGGAGGATATTCAAAAACAAAGAATATTCTAAAAGTAAATTCCACCAACATAGTTTGTTTGTTGGTATTAAAGTAGGTGGAAAAGAAAATGAGTGAAATAGAAAATGATAAAAGTAGGTTGTTCGCAACCGTAGACCAAACGATGTACGAGATAAAAGTCGCAGAAGATAGCGATAAAGTAATAAAAGTGTGGGTTAAAGAACCTACATGGCTACAAGTAGAATCAGCATTATCATCTGTAATGGATGTAGATTCTAAAACACAAGAGATGTCTCTAAACTTAACTAAAATGTATAAGTTCATGGTAAAGGAATTCATAGGTAAAACCGAACCCCAATTATCACATATCGAATTATTAAGATTAAATCCATATCTCGGAACGCAATTAAAGGAAATTCTACCTAATCCATTTATGGATATTGCGGGGGCTGATACGGGAAAAGAAGTGCAATAAGAAAAGCATTATCAGGTAGAGAAGTAGATGCTACATTAGCATTTAATATTCTACTATATTCTTATTGTAAGATATTTAACATAAGTCCTCACGAAGCAAGACATACTAATATGTCTATGATTTTAGAGATGACACAAATACATGCTGAAATTGAAGCCCTAAAATCAGAAACAATGGAAGCAGAAGTAAAAAGAGTGGGTAAATAATGGTTGATGAGTTTCAAGCAATAACTGATTATGGTAAGGCCATTCAACAATTATCTGAAAGTACAGATAGTTTAGCCATATCATTTGGAGAAGTATCCAAACAGTCAGATGTTTGGACTATGGCTAGTAGAATTTTATCCGGTTCAGGATTATGGAAACTACAAAACTATGTTAGAGCGGTTGGAAATGCTATATACATATTTAGTAACAATTCAAAAGAAGCAGAAATGGCAACGTTAAAACAAATGGAGGCAACAATGGGGTTGTCTGATACATATGAGAAGTTAGGGGAATCAATTAAAGAAGCAAGTAAACAAACAGGAGGATTGTATAAAATGATGGCTATGCAGAAAGGAGTTAGCCCTGCACAGGCTAAGCAAAAGGCCATAGGAATGTTATCAGGAGTACAAAAAAGAGTAGGAGATAGATTATCTGATTTGGCTAACCCTAAAGAAGGATTAATTACAAGGTTAACTGGTGGTAGAAATAAAAAAGCCCAAAGAAAAATGAGTGAATATCTATTTGATAAAAGAGATGCACAAGGTCGCCAACGTGCTTTTACAGGTGTAGGTAATGCATCAAGATTTACTAAAAGAAGTCAGGGTGGATATTTTGGAGATGTAATGCAAGGTTATGCAAAGGGTGCAAAGAATTTATTTACTGCTAAAGATAAAGGAGCAAAAATAAAAAATAGCGTTTTTAAAATGTTTGGGGGGCTTGAAAAAGGAGTAGGTTTCTTTTTCACAAAAATACCTTTTTTATTAGGAAGAGTATTATCATTAGCATTAGGAGCATTCGTTCAAGGTATGGTGTATTTTGTTGCAATTGCTATGGGTGTTTTATTTATAGTTAAGATTCTTAGAACAGCAAAGATATTTAGTACAATAAAATCTATTATGGACGACCTTGGAGCATTTAAACAGATAGCAACAGGTGTTATGTTAGTACTAGGTGGATTTTTTACTATGTTTAAGGGTATTTTTAATGGTAATTTTACACAATTCTTTGGTGGTCTTTACACTGTTTTACAGGGAGTAGGAAATCTGTTAATGGCGGCTCTTAAAGTTATATTTGCAATTTATGTGGCAATGATAATTGGGGCAATTAGATTAATCGTCGCACCAATTGTCAAGGTAGGTAAGTTCATTAACAAAATTCGTGGTAGAGCAACAGGTGGAATAGTAAAAGAACAAATGACACTAGTTGGAGAAAGAGGACCGGAATTAGTATCATTACCTAATGGGGCTAGAGTACATACTAATAGACAAAGTAGAGGAATGTCCGGTGGTGGAAATACAATTAACGTTCATGTTAATGGTAGAGTGGGTGCTTCCGACACAGAGATACGAGATATTGCAAATAAAGTGGCTAGAGAAATAAATATAAGAATGAATAGAACTGGTAGTGCGGCAGGTAGATTTTAATGAGTAGTGAAAATTTTAATAATTTTTCTGTCTTTTTAGAATTAGCAAGAAGAAATGAAATAGGTGTAGGGAGACAAAATAGAATACCATTGTTTGTTAATGATATAAGCATTAATACCAATAAAACTGTAATGAGTATGGGAGTTCCTTTTTCAGGTATGGTTAAAGGAGAAGCAACTACTCTTGCATTTGATATGGGTATGTCACAAAAAACTGTTAGTTTAACTGGCACATTATTAGGACAAAATATAACAAAAATTAAAAATAGTACTGACGAAACGGTAAGCGTTAACTTAACTTCTTTTGAAATGGCACAATTAATTCACTCTTATGTTGATTCTAGTGCATTGCAAGATGACCAATCAATGAATAAATTAATTGTATTAATACCTAGTAGAGTGGATGAAAATTATAAATATCATGTAGGAGCAGAGAATTCAGATATTAGTCAACTACCACTCATTCCTTTCTCTTGGAAAAATAGAGAATATGATAATGATTTTACTGCATTTACTAAAAACCCTGAGCCTTATTTTACTCCCTACTCTGATGTTGATGTTGATAGTGTTACTACTTCTGTTGGGATGGGTGGATTCATTCGTTCTTTTAGTACTCAAATTACAGGTACAGAGTTTCCAGCAGTATCATTTACTTTAGAATTTGAAGTTGCTACAGTTATAGGCGATAATCCATTAAGTTGAGGAATAATAAATGGTTAATGTTTATAGTGGAAATTCATATAAATTAACTTTTCCACTACTAAGTAAAGGGTATTTAAAGTTAAATTTTCGTGACCACAATATAGACCATTCTATTACATCTACTATAGCAAGTGGTAATGCATATTCAAGTGGAGCAACTTCATTAGTATTAACAGATGCATCCTCTTTTCCTGTAATTGGAACAGGTACTATTAATGGCGTTACGTTTTCTTGGACTAATAAAAATAATAACACATTAACTGTAGCAAATTTAGGAGCAAATTATGCGGCAGGTCTTACAGTTACTAATGATACTACTATACTTACTAACATATGGAAACATTCTGATTCGTTTACTTTAGAAGCAATTATAACTCCTTATGATGTTAATGGTAGTGCAAATAGATTAACTGGACATGGTATATTAACTTCAAGTAAAACTCCACCTTATTTGAACGATGCAGTTACTAGTAGTAGACATCATTATGAAAGTGTTGATGCCTTAGGTGATACAGAATTCTTAACACAAAAAATGATGATATTTCATAATGCTAATTTAAAAATATATTTACAAAACACTACTATTACTAATTTTAATCAACCTGCGGAATATAAGATAGTAGCAGAGATAACTAAAAATGGAGTAACTAAAACTATTGCTTCTAATACAGTTATTACTTCTACTAATGTTTTACGTGGTAAGTATGATGCTCTTGGGTATTACACAAATGGATTAAACAGTGAATATACTAGACTATCAACAACTGCTTCTAACGTTTCTCCTAGTGCAGTAGTTACAATTAGTGGTAATGGGCTACCTGTAAATTCTAGTACTAATGCGGCGGCGGCTACTGCAACTCTTACTTGTAGTAATCATAATACTACTACTCCTGCTAGTAGTGCAGTAGGTGCAACTGCTACAATTGATATTGGTAATAGTATTAATAGTGGTACTGACTTTACTGTTCCTGCTGATGCAAATGTAGCGGCATCTACTGGAAGCATTACAGTACTATCTGTTGTAGGAAATAGCACTAGTTCAAGTAGTAATCAAGAAATTAATATATATAATAGTGGAACTGCTAGTACAGATTTAATACGATTTTATCCTAGAACTACTGGAAATAACGGTGCGGCTTTACCACCCAGTAGTTTTCCTTCAAGGTCATTTGGTTTTCGTTCAGAAGGAAGTGTAGAAAATTGTGCGGCTAATTTAGCAATTGCCATTAATACAGTTAATACTTTATTGGGTAATTCTTTTCGTATAACTGCGACTTCTTCAGTGGGTAGTAAAATTATTACTTTAGTTGCAGATATTCCGAGTACTACTTTTAACAATACAATAACTCTTGGAAGTGGTACAACTGGTGATTATTCTGTAAGTGGAATGGGTGGAGTTGGAGAAACACAGGGTAATGCAGGTACAGTAGTAAATAGTTATCTTACAATTATAGACCATACAGATACTACTAAAAATTACAAGGCTTCAGATTCAGACGCACAAGCAACAGGAACTACTGGAACAAGTAATGGAACTGCCGTAGTATATTATAGAAATGGTTCTAGTTTAAATGCTACTGCTAATAATCTAAGGTCAGCAATTTTAAGTTCCAATGGTCATGGAAATAGTAAGTTTAGTATTAGTACTAATAATCCTCTAACTTTAACTTCAAAGGGTTCGGGAACTGCGGGTAATAGTAGTGGGGGTGATACTGCTATTTCTGATACAGGATTAGTAGATGCAGATTTAACTTACACACAGTTTACAGGTGGTGTTGATGAAGTTAGAACTAATAATTTTTACACAATAACTGATAATACTACTTCAGGAAGTGTAACAAAAAAATATTCGATATCTGCTGTAAGTGACGCAGTTAAGGCAACAGGAACTACTGGACAGGCTCTTAATGGACAAGCGGTAGTTTATTTTAATAAGGGTAGTTCTAATAATATTACTATGCAAAATTTAGAACTTGCTATAGAACATGCCAATGGTCACAATGGAAGTATTACTGTTTCTAGAAGTAGTGCGGTGTTAACTCTTACTCAGGCTACAGTAGGTACTGGTGGTAATAAGAATATAGTTCAAACATTATCAGGATTTTCACATACTGACTTTACTGGCGGAGCATCGGCTACAACTACAACTCCCGATAAATATTTACAAATTACAGACGCAACAGGATTAGTTAGAAGATATCATGCGGCTACAACAGAAGCACAGAATTCTACTACTACAATAGGTGGTGTAGTTTATGTATACTTTACTAATCATGCTACTCCTGCAACTCTTGCTACTAATCTTAAAACTGCTATAGAAAATACTAATGGTCATAATGGTAGCATTAGTGTTTCTAGAAATGGAGCAGTTTTAACATTAAGTATTGCAGTTGACAATAATCAAGCAATAAGTGAAAATTTTACTAGTAATTTAAATATAAGTAATGCTGGCACTATAAGCAACAATGTTTATCCTTGGAATAGTTCTAACAACTTAATCATTAATGTAGCATCGGGTCAGGCTGATACTATAGGAGTAGGAACAAAAATATACAATTCTAGTGTAAATTTAATTGGTACTGTTAGTGCTATTAGTGGAACTGCTATAACTTTAGCCTCTACACCTGCTGTAACTGTAACTAGTACATTATATGTTAATCAACCTAAAGAAGCATTATATTTAGAAAGTATGTTTAAAATTAGTTTTGTATATTATAAAACAGGTATAGTTGAATTATATATAAATAACGCAAAATTAGTTAGAGTAGATTCTCAGATATTAGATTTTATATTAAACCCATCTGACTGTAAGATAGGTAGAGGAGCAAATAATCAAGAACAGTTTTATGGTGAATTATATGAAATAGGATATTATAGTGGGGCTAAGCCATCTGTATCAACTGATATAACTACATTAACTCCTAATTACAAAAATATTTTATTTTATTATAGGTTTGGTGATGAATAGTGACAGATGGAAGAATTGTATATCCTGTTGCTACTGGTATTCCCACTACCTCAATGAATGGTTTTGGATATCATCAGGCATACGCTGAGTTTGATACAGGATTAGCATTTAGAAACGTATCAGTAAACCCTACACTGTATAGTGTAAATTTAAATAGAGAAAATGGTACAAGTTCTAATTCTTTTGTTAATTCTATGGTTTGTACAGAAATTAGAAATACATCTTATGGTGGTAGTATTTCTAACGATTCTCCTACTACAATAGGAAATAGAATTTTACCTATTAATTCTACATTGGATTCTTATGCTACTAATCATTTAACTACAAGTTCACATAAAATTAAAACATTTGATGGTGGAACTGCATCAGAAACAAACAGGAAGTTTCTATATTCTACAAGTAATTATCCTTCTACTGGAGAAGTAGGGCTAGACATAGATAATTATGATTATTTTATTTTATTAAATCCTGAAATAATTACAGTAGGTACAGATACAATACGCCCGCATTTTGCAAAAATAGAGAGGATTATTTCCTTTGATGTGTTTGGAGATGGATTAGAATTTTATCCTAAATATCCTACATCAATTCCTGTAGGTACAAATTTTGAAATTTTCAAAGGGCCAGCAAAAACAGATACAAGTGTTGTAGCAGTTAGTTATGGATTGAGAGGCGATAATGCTAGTTCTACAGATAAATATGATGTAGTTAATACCGTAAGTCTTCCCACGTTTTACTTTTATGAAGATAGGTTAGATACTCCTAATCAATTAGACTATCATGAAAAATATACATTAACTTCTTTCCGATGGTGGAGTAGTCCATATATTATAGCATTGGCTACTACTGTAGGTGGATATGCTCAATTTAATAGAGGAACAACTAGTAAGTATTTTACCATATCAAATACTAACTATGCTAAAGTAGAAGAAGGCATGTCTTTGTTTACTAATAATAATGTCCATGTAGGTAATATAGAAAAAAAATATGGAAGTGCTGGAGCATATAGAATATATCTAGATTTTGCTAGAGTTGCAATTAGCGCAACTAGTAGTTCAGTTAATTATAAAATAGGTAGAACCGCACAAAATATTGTCTTTATGACAGAAAGTAAATTTAATAATACTATAACAAATATAGGTATGCAAAAAATAGATGCAACTCTTGTTGATGAATATTTAAATGAAGATATTGCACATACTAATTATGTTGATGCTTATACTGATACAGGTAATAGTAATAGTGTAAATCCTACTAGATGGCAATACATTTTTCCAAATGCTAAAAGAAGTACGGTAGATATAAAATGGGGTACTACAACTTCGTCATCTTTAATAGAAACTACTTTAGATGGGAAGTTAACTGGCCCTAATAAGTATATTACTTTTGAAAAATCACAGTATGAAAATGATAAAATACCATTTGTACACAGTGTTATATTAAATAAAACTCATAATCAACTTAGTCAATTAGGAAGAGTTACAGTATTAGATAGTGCAGGATTAAGTCATAAAACATTAAAAGAAGATAATGTTTTATCTTTACGTAATGCTATTTATAATGATTCTTTAGTTCTAAAAGAACTAGACGGACATGTTAGTAAAACAAGTAATACTTTAATTACTATGACATTTGATAAAGAAAATGGTGATTTACAATCATTTTTAGGCAATCAAGATATTGTTCAAATAGATGGGTATCACTATGTTATAAATTCTATAAATAATAAATCTAACAACACCCAAACATTTAGTGTTATTGCTAATAAATTAATAACTGCAAATACGTGGACTACTACTACATCTATTCATGAGTTTGATAAACAAAAAATGTTCACAACTCCTATTACTAGAAATGCATATGTAAATTATACTTTTGAGGCCGATACCGCAGTAAATCATTTAAGGAATAATTTAGTTACAATAAATGGGTTTAGTAGTACAAAGGTTAAAAGTAGAATGTATGGAACTAGAATGGTTTCTAATTCATTCCCTAAAAATTTAAATGAAATTGAATTTGCAGATAAGAATAATAGATATGCTAAAATTTTAGATGTAAGTAGAAAATTCTATCAACCTACAAATATTAGTAGATTATATTATTATAATGGAGCGTATGCTATAACTGAAGAAGTGTTTACTGGTCGTATAGAAGATATAACTAGCACACAACAAAATGGATTAATGAGTTATGAGATATTAGGAAGAGATGATACTTCTAAATTTATTACTGATGTAACTAATAGTAATTTATCTACTTCTACTGACATTATATGCGCTAGCATTCCACCTAAAACTGAATTTACTACTATTAGTACTAGTAGTGTTTCTATTAGTGGCAGTACATTAACACTTAGTGGTGTTAATCAGTCTACATCAGGAGGTCATGTTCCTAGAAAATATTGGCTTTATGTTGATAGTAACGGTCAGTTAATTGGAGAAGTATCTTCTGCTTCTGTTAGTGGAACTACTAATAGTACAGTTACTATAACTTTATCTCATCCGGCATTAGTATCTTCTGCTTCAAATGTTAAATATTTTAGACCTTTAGAAGATGGTAACTACATTTCTACATTAAAAACATTAAGTCATAATAAATTATTAACTGATAGTGTATCTGATAGTAGTAGTTTCATAGAACAGGGTTTAGTTTTTGAGAAAGGATTTACTTATAATTATAGAGAAACTACTGATGCCGCAAATAGTAATACAGGTTCAACTCCGACCCCAAGTAATTTATTTAATTCTTCAAATACGGGGTCAATTGATGTAGATGGTACATTAGGATATGATATTAATTCACCAATTAGAGCAGGAATTAATGATTCACATTATGCTTTTAAATTAGGAGATGAAAATGGCATTTCCATAACTAACAATAATATCTCTACACAAAATGCTGAAACTTTTAATATAGTAGATATTAATACTAAAGAAGAAAATGAAACTATTATTTATATTGCTCCTAATTTTCCAATGGTTTTAGGTAGAATAGAAAACAACACCTTAGACTCAAGAACTACAAGAAGTGTTTACCTAATAAATAATAATATTAACAATGGTGGGTTCTTACATAGACTTACTGATACTCATACTAATCAATATACTCCTAAAGATACAATTCGTTTTTGGGACATACAAAAATTTACAGAGGGAACTCTTACACAAACTCAAACAAGTATATACAACCAAGGTAAAACTCAACAAAAAATACAAGGGTATGGTATAGCAAGTGGTATTCGTGCTGATGGTACATTATATGATGTAGCAGTAAGTCTTACAAACTCTCCTATTAATGGTAGTAATACATTAGATGGTTGGAATTATCTTAATACATTTTATGGTCATGCTCAAAATAAATTAATTAAATCATATCCATATCAAGTGGGTAGTAATTGGTATGAAGCAGATATTGATTATGATGCCTTTAAACAAATTGACCCTAGAACTGTACCTCTTGAATTATTTGTGACCGGAGATATATATCCCAATTCTCAATTACGTTGGAATCATATGTTTCATTTTAGTGAGTTGTATAATGCACACCCATTTTCAGACTATGGATTATTATTAGAGTCTAAACATAATACTTCTGATATTGTAACTAATCATCTTAATTATACAGGTTCTACTCAACAAACACTAATTACAGAAAATGAATTTGAATCTATGACCATAAAAAGTTCTCCACAAAGTCCAACAAATATGAAACGTTGGGGGGTTATTAGATTAGTAGAAGCAACATATGATTGGCATTTTAATCCTGTAGAATTTGACGCATTAAAAGAATCTAAAGACATACCAACTTTGCCATATTTTGATTATATAATGATGGATAAACCTTCTTTAGAAACTGATTCACATGATATGACTTTGAATAATTTGTCTTCTAATGTTAGGCTATCATCTACCGATATAGGAAGTGGTACTCTTGGAGGAGATGTATATTACACTACAGATTTTATTGGTGTAAATACTTCTGAAACTGTGGCTATTGAAAATGCAGTTAAAATTAATGGATTTTTAGGAGTTAAACAACATGGTACTTGGAGTGGAACTGCGACTGACCAACAATGGAATGGGAATAGTTCTAATCATACTGGTAGTACTACATCATTTGATAGTGTTTTAACTTTTCAGGGATATGATGATGGTAGTGCAGTTGGATATTATGGAGTAAAAAATTTCCCATTATTTAGAAATACTAATTTTTTAATAGATAAATTATCTACTCCCACACTATCTAGTGCAAACTCATTAAGAACGGCTAGAATTACAGGTAGTCATAACATTAGATTTACAGATGTTATTCTTCCTAGCCCTATGACTAGTTTAACTAATTTTACTTATGGTGGTAAATTAAGAGATGGTAGTTCAAGTACAGACCATGCTTTTGATGGACATAATATAATATTGCCTATAATACCTAGAGCATACAATGGTGGAAATGCTAATAATACACTTGGTAGAAGATTTAGTCCATTCCATCATCCTGATAGTTGGTATGGTCAAGACACTAACTTCCTACATACATCTAGAGTTATTGCGGCTTTAGTAGATAGAACTTTTAATGAAGGTAGTAATATAACTATAGCAGATAAATATGGTTTAGGTATAACTTCTAATGGTGCAAGTCAAGGTATTGCTCACTTATATGATAATTGTATTGGAGTTTTTAAAGATGTACAACTTGCTGTTACAGGAAGTAAAGGTAGAAAACCTAATATAAATGTCAACTCAATAATGTCTTCTCCATTAGAATTAGATACTGTTAGTAGATACAATGCATATGAAGCAGGTTTATCGTCAAATGCTCATGAATCTCAACATACTAGAAATTTAATGATAGATGATAAAGATACTGATAAGGCTATGATTGGTACTAAGTCTAGTGGCATACATTTTCTTGAAGGAACATTTGATGATTTATCTTCTGAATTTGCTAAGAATAATGCCAAAGAGGATACAGGGGGTAATTTAGATAGTAATTTTGGAACAGTTGCGTCTGCACAATTTATTGTAAAACCTATGTTTGATTTAACTGCGGTTTCAAGTACTTTAGTATTTAGTAATAATAATAAAACTGTTACTTTTACACATTCAGCAATTAGTAAACACATATGGCTTAGTTTTGTTCCTAACTTAACAGGTCAGTATATTGTTTCAGAAAAATTAAATGGTGGAAACACGATTAGAACACAATCCTTAGACGGCTCTCCGTTGTTTATTGCTAAAATTTTATCTCATACGGTTTCTGTAGCCCCCTCTACTAGTGCCTTAGAGACTCATGTTATTATTTTTGATACTGCTATTGATGTTAGTGCTAATGGTACTAAATATCGGGTAATGAAAATATCAGAAACTACTTTTAATGAAGTTAAAGAAAAAATAGAATTTAATGTTTTAAATAATAACTTAGTGAATTTTGCAGACTTTAAATTTGGCAAAGGAGTATCTGATGATGGAGATTTTTCTAGAGTAGAAACTGTATATGATATGTATTTATTACTAGATGTAGATACTATTAATACTTACATTGAAAGAAGAACTATTGATACAGTAAATGATAGTTTTACAAATGGAGAAGTATTAGATGTATACGTAACTGATGGGGTAACTTCTTCAAGACATAATATGACAGTTAATACTAATCGCAATACAATAGGAAGGGACACTGAAGTAGGATTAAGTTTTAAATTTGGTGATGTTTTAAATGGTAATGGAGTGGTATCCTTTTCTAAAGTAGTTAAGTTAAGATTAGAAGGTCGGCCTAAACTTAAAGAAATTGAAAAATGTCATATAGGTTCTACGTTTAAAATTGGAACAAATGTAGATACATTTTTAGAAAAAATAGTTAATAATTCAGGATTAAATTTTGACCATAGTAATAGTTTTACAACAGAAACAGGAAATATATTTGAAGTACAAGGTGATGATGGCGACCTTGGTATACATGTGCGTAAATTAAATTGTTATGAATCAGTAAGTAATATTGTTGTTGGTGATATTCTTTATACTCATACTGGTTATTTAGTTGGTAAAGTTACTGCTATAGGTAATGGAAATAATACTGCTAATCAATCTGTAACGGGCAATAGAATTACAGTAGAAAAACTATTTTATACTCCGCAGGTTGGTGATGAATTTGTAACAGTAAATCAAAAAACATTTATTAGTACATTAAATTTTCAAAATTTAGATACTTTATCTGCTTTAAATGTTTTATCAAATAGTAAAGATTTAGAATATAGTATAAATAATGGTAAAGTAATTACTCGTAATATAAGTGATATTAAAAAATTAAGAAAATTTTCAATTAATTATAGAGAAAGTGAAAGATTAATTTCTGTTGAAAACAATGTTAGTATGTTTGACAAAGCAAATAAAGTAATTGTTATAGGAGACAGAGTAACTTATACCGCAGAAATACCACATAAAGGTAATACTAAAGTTATAAAACATATAAGCCCATCTATAAAAACTAAAAGTGAAGCACAACTAAAGGCTAATAAAATACTTGCAACTCATAATTCTGATTCTAGAAAAATTAATTTAAAAATTCAAAAGAAAGGTTTAGAATTACTAACAGCAGGAGATGTTGTTAATTTAAATTTCCCCGAACATAATATCCCTAATGCTGATTATAGAGTTTTTGAAATAGAAAATATATTAGCAGGAGTTTTAGAAATTACTGTAGGTACTTTTAATAAATCTATAGCAGAAAGACTAACTGAAATTAAGTTACAACAAAGGGAAGACGCTATCTCAACTTCTAGTAAAGATTCTGTAAATACCACAACAGGTAAATATTTATTTGATGCGATAAATATAAATCAAATATCATTCGGTTACACTATATCCACTCCTATAGGAGCAAGTTCAAATCTTGGTTTTGGAGATTCAATTGGAATATTAGAAACAATAGGAATACAAACTGGTACAGANATTATTAAAACATATAATGAAGAATATTATGAACAATAGGTGATAAATAAATGATAGTAAATGCAGGAAAAGTAGATATAGCAACCTCCTATATTAAGGCTAATTATACAGTGATAAAGATAGGAAATGGAAGAGATGATACTGCCGCAAGTCAGTTTGCATTAGATTCAGTAGTACACACTAAAACTGGTCAGACTCCTAGTATAATTGGTAGTTCTATTGTATGGGTTGTAGATATTACTGGAACAGATATTGGAAGCACTGGAGTTTCCGAACTTGGAATATTTCATACTAACGGAACATTACTAAGCAGGACTTCCTTCCCCAATACAGGTGTGGTTGCTTCAAATGACACAGTTACATTTACAATACAAGTAGAGGTTAATTAAAATGACAGACCAAAATAATTCAGGATTCATTAGTACTTTCTCTTCTTCAGGAACTAATAGTGTTAGACTTACAGATGAAACAGATAGTATACATAGTGCCATAATTGCTTCTTTAAATATCGCTACGGGTGAAAATAGGGTAATTAGTGGGTTTACAATTACTCAAGGTTCAACAGGTGGGTATACTACTTATGCAGTATCCACAGGTAAAGTTCTTAGAAATGGATTATTGGTAACTGTTAGTGCGGCTACTGATAGTCCTGCTACAACAGTAAATTCTTCTTTTGACCATTATTCTGTATTAGTAGTTGATTCTAGTAATGCCCTACAAATACGAGATGGTGCTAAATCAGGATTTAGTGTTTCTACTGTTTCTGCATTATCGGCTGGAGATATACCTGTTGCTACTATTAAATACATTAAAACTTCATCAAATAGTGCAACCGATAGACCTGTACAATGGTTAGGATATACACAAACAACTAGAGGAATAAGTATTATTAATAGTAATGCCGAAACAGTTAGAATTAATGCAAATGGAACATTGACTAAAGGTTCTGCTACTATTACATTACCTACTGCTACAGGAACATTAGCAACTACGGATGGAGTAAATCTAGCAATAAATGCTATAGATACTGCAAATATACAGGCAAATGCAATTACTACAGCAAAAATTACAGATGGCAATATTACTACTGCAAAAATTGCTAATGACGCAGTTACTTATGCTAAGATGCAAAACTTGGGAACTGCTAATAGAGTATTAGGTTCTACTGGCGCAGGGGCAATTGGAGAAACACAAATTGTTACTGCTATGATTGCTAGTGATGCAGTAACAGTTGATAAAATAGCAGACAACTCTATAGGTAATGCTCAACTTTCTTCTAATGCAGTAACAGTTGGTAAAATAATAAATAATGCAATTACTACGGCTAAAATTTCTAACGGTGCAATAACAGTTGACAAAATTAATGGTATCACTAATTTTGGTAGTGGAATTATAATGACTAATGCTGAAAGAACGAAACTTTCAGGCATTACTGCTGATGCAGATGTTGTTTCTGCTGATACTGTTAAAACTGTACTTAGTGGAACTTTAGGAAATTTTACTATTGGGGATACTGGTACACATATGGCGACCTTTACAGGTGGAGTAACAGTAGGTGGAGATTTAATAGTTAGTGGGACAACTACCACAGTTAATTCAGGAACTATAAATCTTGCAGATAATTTTATTACATTAAATAGTGANATTACTGGTACTGCTANTNGTGTAGCATTTGATTCAGGTATAGAAGTTGAAAGAGGAGACAGTACAAATGTTTTCTTAANATGGNATGAATCANCAGATAAATGGCAGTTTACAAATGATGGAAGTACATATTATAATATGACAATACCATCTGACTATGCTCATGCTACTATTGATGCAGTTACGAACATAGATACTAGTGGCGCAGTTATAGTTGATTCTATAACAACAAATGCTACTGGTCATGTTACGGCTATGGGAACTAGAACTCTTTCATTATCCGACTTAAGTTATACAGGTACTACTGATGCTAATACATATGTTCACCCTAATCATACTGGGGATGTAACATCTAGTGCTGATGGTGCTACAACAATAGGAACAAGTAAAGTTACTACTGCTAAAATAAATGATGGGGCTGTTACTGCGGTTAAGATTGTAAGTAATGCGGTTACTACGGCTAAAATTAATAATGGGGCTATTACAAATGTAAAGGTTGCAAGTAATGCTGATATCGACCAAAGTAAAATTGCAGGTCTATCTACTTCATTAGGTGGTAAAGAACCTAGTCTTACTATTGCAGATGGTTTAACTAGAACAGGAGCATCCTTAAAAATTAATATTAATGGTGCTAGTGGTTTAGGATTAGAAACGGGTATTGATAGAACTGCTGATTTTATAATGTTTGATGACGGTTCAATAACTTCAGGCAATCCATTAAGAAGGGCTAGTATAGCAAATATATTTGATAAGTTAGTTGCAAGTGATATACCTAATCTTGGCGCATCTAAAATTACAAATGGAACATTCGCAACTAATAGGATAGCAGACAGCGCAATAACATATGCTAAGATGCAAAATGTTTCAACAACAAATATAATACTTGGAAGAGATAGTGCTAATGCAGGTGTGATAGAAGAAATAACTCCTGCAAATCTAAGAACAATGATTAACGTTGCAGATGGAGCAGAAGTAAATGTTAATGCAAATTGGGCCTCAAGTAGTGGGGATTCTTTCATAGAAAACAAACCAACAATACCAAGTGGTAATCAAATTTTAGATTGGACTACTAATACAGGTACTACTATCAATCCAAGTAATTATACTAATACTACTTATTCTGTTGGCAATGGAGGTTTAACTGAACTTAATTTTACAACTGCTAGAAGTAATAAGTTAGATAATATTGCTCCTAATGCTAATAATTTTTCACTTACTTCAGGTGCAGTAACTAACGACCATTTAGCAGGTTCTATTGCACAAAGTAAAATTTCAGGATTAAGTACTTCTTTAGGAGATATGGTTACTGATTTAAATGACTTAAGTATAACTGCTACTGCGGCTGAACTAAATAAATTAAGTGGTGTTCCTGCTAATCTAAGTAGTAGTCATTTAGGTTATTTAGTTGGTTTATCATCTAATATACAAGCACAATTAGATAAAAAATTAGACGGTGATGAAATTCAAGGATATTCAATGAGTGCATCAATGAATAATACTAATACTCATGCGATATTAAAACTTACAGATGTTTCAGGGGGAAGTACTCATGTTGACATAGATGGAGGTTTATCAATAAATACTAGTGTTGTGAATGGTAAATTAATATTATCTTCTCCTACTGCCGTTACAGGATTAGCAGTTGTAAATGGATTAATAACATTAACTCATAGTGATGGGACAACTAAAACTGCTATTATTCCTGATGCTACAACTGATGCACATGGTTTAATGACTGATACACAGTTTGATAAATTATCTAGTATTGAAGCATCTGCAACGGCTGACCAAACTGCTAGTGAGATTATTACATTATTAAACGGTGTAGCATCATATACTTTAGGAACAAGTAGTGGTACTATTACGGTAGGAGATAACTTAACAGTTACAGGCGACTTACTCGTTAGCGGAGATACAGTTACAGTTAATACTGCAACTTTAGATGTAGAAGATTTAAACATTACAGTTGGAAAAGCGGCTACTACTTCATCTGCGGCCAACGGAGCAGGTTTAACTTTTGGTGCTTGGTCTTCCGGTACTACCCCTACATTAATATGGAGTAATCCAAACACTAGATTAGAAATTAATAAGTCTCTTTATTCTAGTGGTGGGTTTGTAGGTGCTTTAACAGGAAATGTAAGTGGTTCTTCCGGTTCAACCACAGGTAATGCGGCTACTGTAACTAATGGAGTTTATACTACTGGTAATCAAACTATTGCCGGAGTAAAAACATTGTCTAGTTATATGGTTCTTACAGGAGATACTACTGCCGCTCCTGCTGATTTAACATCAGTTCACTTAGGAGAAGACGGAGGACAATTAGAAGTTAGAACTCAATATGGTACAATACAAATAGGAAGTACTAGTCCTAGTTGGAATCATATAGAAGGAAGTCAAACAAGATTTTACTTTAATCAACCCCTTATTGTAAATACAAGTTCTGCTCATGGAACACTTTCATCATATAGTGACGAAGATTTAGTACTAAGTACGCAAAGTGGTACTAGCAAACGCATGACTATAAAACAAGATACAGGTAATGTAGGAATAGGCACTACAAGTCCTTCTACTAAACTACAAGTTAGTGGTACTGTAACTGCAACTGCATTTGCAGGGCCATTAACAGGAAACGTAACAGGTACTGCCACAAAGATTGCTTCTATAACGAATAGCAACATAGTGCAATTAGCGGCTGTTCAAACTCTAACTGACAAAACAATTAATGCAAGTCATAACACTTTAAGTAATATTACTAATACTTCTTTAAGTAATAGTACTATTACTATTGATGGAAGTGCTATTCCATTAGGAGGTAGTATTTCCACTACTAATACACAATTAACAACTGAAGCAGTTGAAGATATTGTAGGTAATATGTTTGCTTCTAATACTGAAACTAGAATTAGTGCATCCTATGTAGATAATGGAGCAGGAGCAGGTAAAATTAATCTCGTTGTAGATGACATGACCGCTAATGATAATACATTTAGAACTGTAACAGCAGGGGGAAATACATTAGATTCTACTGAAACATTAGCCTTTACTGCCGGAACAGGAATTACTATTGCTGAAACTGATGGTGCAGTAACAATTACTAATTCTGTTACTAACACTAACACTCAATTATCACAAGCACAAGTAGAAGATTTTGCAGGTGGGTTGTTTACAGGAAATACTGAAACATTCATTACTGCTACATACCAAACAGGAGATAATACAGTAGATTTAGTTGTTCCAGTATTAGATGAAGATAACTTTTCTTCTAATTCTGCTTCTCATCTTGCTACTCAACAATCAATAGTAGCATATGTTGGAACTCAAATTTCAAATCTTGTTGATTCATCTCCTAGTGCATTAAATACTCTAAACGAATTAGCGGCGGCTCTTGGAGATGATGCTTCTTTCTCCACTACTACTGCTACATCATTAGGAAATAGATTGAGAGTAGATGCTAATCAAAGTCTAGACGCAACTCAGCAAGGAAGAGGACTAACAAATTTAGGAATTACTGCTTCTCTTGCTGAGATTAATATCTTAAATGGAGGATTAGCGGCTTCTAATATACCTGCTTTAGCAACAAGTAAAATTACTTCCGGTACATTTGCAAATGCTAGAATTGCAGAATCAAATGTAACTCAACATTTAGCAGTAGGTTCAAATGGAGGTATTGGACTTTCAGGTAAAACATTTTCACTAGATATAGATGGTATGACTGACATTGGTGCGGCTTTAGTAGATGCTGACTTAATGATAGTTGATGATGGTGCAGGTGGAACAAACAGAAAGGCTACATTGTCTAGGCTAAAGACATATATGCAAAATGGTCTTTCTTTTACAAATAATTCAGATACAACTTATACAGCAGGTACAGGACTTGACCTTAGTGGAACTACATTTAGTGTAGATGTATCTGACTTTATGGCTAATGGTGCAAATAATAGAATCTTAACTGCAACAGGTGCAGATGCAATGACAGGTGAATCAACTTTTACTTATGACGGAACAAACTTAAAATTAGCATCTGCAACTCCTAGAATATATCTTAGTGATACAGATAACTCTTCGGGAAGTAATGATGGTAATTCACTATTACTGACTAAATCCGGTTCTATTTCCTACTTGTATGACCGACAAGCAAATAGTAAATTGTATCTTGGTGCGGCAGATGACTCTGACATAATGATAATTGATGGGGCAAATGCTAGAGTTGGAATAGGTACTACTGCTCCCGATACTAAACTTCATGTCGAGGGTAGTGTGTTAATTGATGCTTATACAGAAGGTGCAGGTGCAGGTCTGTACTTCCGTGAAGGATTCTTAAACACTAATCAACCTTCAATTACAGTACAAGACCATAATGGTTCTAATCCCGATGGACTTGCTATATCTGCTTATGATGGAATATCGTTTAGACTTAATGCAGTTGAAAAAATGAGGATTGATTCTACTGGTAAAGTTGGAATAGGAACTGCAAGTCCTTCTACTAAACTTCATCTTTCGGATGCGGCTGAAGTAGCATTGAGTGTTGATTCATCCCATATAACAGGTTCACAGATTAGTCTTGCGGCAACTGCAACGGGTGGTAGTGAATGGAGACTAATTTCTACGGCTAACAATGCAGGAACAACAGACGGAAGGGGAGCATTTGGTCTGTATAACATAAATGGTAGTAGTAACGGGTATAAATTTGTTGTCGAAGGAACAACAGGCCATGTAGGAATAGGAACTGCAACTCCTTCTGAAATGTTGCACGTTGAAAGTGCTGATGAAGTATTAGGATTATTCAAATCAACAGATGCAGGGGCAGGAATAAAAATAGATACTCCTGACGATGGTTATGCTGTAGTATTCTTTGCAGAAGCAGGTACTAACAAATGGAGTCTAGGTAAGTTAGCAAGTAATTCAGATAGATTTTCTATCTATGATGAAGTAAATAATACTCCTAGATTAGTTGTTGGTACGGATGGTAAGATTGGTATCGGGGATAGTAACCCATTAGCGTTATTACATCTTGAGTTTAGTGGTGGAGATACTACGGATTTTGCAAATACAAATGAAACATATCGTAACATGGTTTTACTTAGAAACAATACAGTAGCGACTAATTCATTTACAGGTATAGCATTCGACATTAGCACAGAAACAGACTTTGATTCTATTAGTGCTTCAATAGCGGCAGTAAGAGATACAAGTGCAGGTTCTACTGCGGGTCTTCACGATGCTAATTTAGTATTCTCTACTAATGATTCTACTATGGGTAGTGGTTCAAATGAGGCAGATGATGGTAATACTGAAAGAATGAGAATAACTCATGATGGTAAAGTCGGAATAGGAGTATCTGACCCCGCTTACAGTTTAGAAATTAAATCAACTTCTAGTGCATATGCTCAAATTACTACCGGAAATAACTCAGATTATGGTGGATTATTATTTGGAGATTCGGATGCTAATGCAGTTGGCAGAATTCAATATCGTCATACAGATAACAGGATGACATTCTACACAAATGGGTCAGAAAAGATGAGAATTACTTCTGCGGGTAATGTTGGAATAGGAACTACTGCTCCTACATTTCCACTTCATGTTAAATACACAGATAACAGAACTGACCCACAAGGTAGTGGTTCAAGTTCCGGTGCAGGTGCTATCGGGGCTAACTCTCAAGGTGGTGGAGTATATGTTGAAAATTTATCTACTACTAACGGAGCATGGAGTGGAATTACATTTAGAACTGGTTCTGCTGATGGAAGAATTGCCTACAAATATTTAGGGTCAGTTAATGAAGGCTCTATGAGTTTCTTTGTTGATTGTAATGAAACAGGTAATAGTCAACTTACATCAGAAGAAGTTTTGAGATTAAAAAGCGGAGGTTCAAGTGCGGCTCAAGCATTTTCTAGTGTAGATTTACCTCTTGATAATACAAAATTAAGATTTGGTGCAAGTCAAGACTTATCTATTTATCACGATGGTTCTAACTCTTACATAGATGAAGAAGGAACTGGTTCTTTAATCATTAACTCAAGTCAAGTTGCAATAAAGAGTGGTGCAGATGCCGCAGAAAATATGGCTACTTTTATTACAGATGGTGCAGTAACTCTTTATCATAATAATGTGGCTAAGTTTGCAACAAGTGCTAATGGTGCTACAGTAACAGGAACATTATCTGCTACAACATTAGCCGCTACAAGTAAATCATTCGTTATTCCTCATCCAACTAAAGAAGGAAAAATACTAAGACATGGTTCTCTTGAAGGGCCGGAACATGGTGTATATGTTAGAGGAACATTACAAGATAGTGGTGTAATTGAACTACCTGATTATTGGTTAGGATTAGTAGATGAAGATACTATAACAGTACAACTTACTGGTAAAGGTAGATTTCAAAGATTATATGTTGACAAGATAGAAGATAATAAAATCTATGTTGAAAATGAAAAGATGCATTCTATTAACTGTTATTACTTTGTACAAGCAGAGAGAAAAGATATTGATAAGATGGTGGTGGAGTATTAATGCACTATGGGCCAAAAGTAGTACAAGAACTAGAAGTTTGTATTGATGCTCTAAATCCTAAATCATTTTCTAGTGCTACTGATATAGCAGGGGGAAATAATACTTCTCTTGCTAATAGTCCAACTCATAGTACAGATGGCTATTTTACTTTTGATGGTGTTAATGAAGATTTAACTGTAACAAATAATAGTTATCCTGCTACCTTTGCTGATGACTTTAGTTTAGAAGTTTGGATATATGTTCCTGCTAATGCAGATTGGTCTAATTCAGCAAGGTCTTCTATATTTACAAGAGGGGGTTATGCAGGTTCACATGGAATATGGAGACACCCAGTTGATAATCTTGTAATAGCATGGGTTAGAAGTGGAAATACTTCTAAAGAAAGAGGTGTAAGTATTACTAGAGATGCTTGGCATAACATTATTATGACTTGGAAAAATGACACCCTTTTGGCAATATATAAAAATGGAGAATTAGGAGCAATCTTATGACCCTAGTGATGTAACAGGTTTAGGAACTCCTGACCAACATGATTGGAAGATTTGTAGTAAACAAGCGGCTAGTGGTTCTCAAGGTCAATTTTACGAAGGAAGATTGGCTATGGCTAGAATGTATAAGAAAGCATTAACTCCTGCTGAAGTTAAACAAAACTTTGATGCAAATAGAAAGAGGTTTGGATTATGAGAAAATATATAATAATAAATACAAAAGACGTAGATTCAATTCTATTTGATAAAGTATTAGAAACTTCTAAAGATACATTACGTTATAGTAAGAATGGTAAAAAAACATTTGTAAAATGGGAAGGAAGAAAACCTAATTTTATTTCTAAATTAAAGAATACAATTGGGCCATTAACTCATAAAGAAATAAAAGAAATATTAACTTACCCTGAATGGCAAGGAGAAGAAGAACCTGCCCAGTAGAAATAATAACAGAGGAAGAATAATGGGATTTCATAACGGATTAAATGTTGTTAGTGATTCACTAATATTTTCATTTGATGCAGGTAATGTAAAGTGTACTGATTCTGATGATGAAGTAACAAGTATGAGAGATAGTGCTATTGTTTCTCATTCATCAAGAACTGATAGAGGGATAACAGGTTCAGGGACAACTGCATCTTTTTCTTTTCCTACAGATACAGGTGCAATTAAAGCAATTGATTTAGGAGTTACAGGAAGAAATTCGGCAACAGACTCTACTAATTATGCTAATGAATTAGGTTTAGATGATGATATTCTAATTGCTGATGAAGATGCTTGGTCTTGTGAGTTTTGGGCTAAGCCAAGGGCTAATGCAGTAATTACATTCAATAGTTTAGCAGGAAGAGGTAACACACAACCTTGGATAATTTGGCAAATGTCGGGTACAAATAGTTGGTATCCTAGATTTAGAGATAATGATGCTGATTATTATGATAGTGGAACTAATATTTTAACAGGGAATAAAGACTGGCATCAAGTTGTATTTACTGCGACAACCGGAAGAGTATTAACTTTCTATGTTGATGGAGTACAAACAGGTAATACAGTATCAATTGGTGATTCAGAATTAAGAATAAACAAAATAATGGCAGGATATGGTACTGGTACAACAAGATATAATTTCATGGGAAGTATGCTTTGTGCTAGAATTTATTCTAAAACATTATCTGCCGCAGAAATTCTACAGAACTTTAATGCAACAAGAGGGAGAGTTGGAATATGAAATATGAAATAAATGGAAAAGAATATTCTGTAAGACAATTAAATAATATACTTTCAGGTATTGGTAAACATGTTACAGTTGAATTACAAACTGCCGCTTTAGATATAATGGAATCCTTGGAGGAATAAATATGGGTGTAGCAGGTGGGGCTAAATTATCTAAGCCTAGTAATCTTATTTTTTGTTATGATGCCGCTAATCCTAAATCATATTCAGGAAGTGGAACTACTGTATATGATGTTATCCAGCAAGTTTCTGCTACTATTACAAACGGTGCATCATTTAGTACTAATAACGCTGGCTATCTTAATTTTGATGGAAGTAATGATTACTTAGCAGTAGGTGATACTCCATTAGTTGATAACTTAACAGGAGATGCAACTTGGGAAGTATTGTTTAAATCAGATGTTCATAATGTAAGATGTAATGTTTACAATAAGAGTTATCATGGTACAGGAACAATAACAAATGAAACAAGTGGTTCTATGACTTTATACTATGGTAATGGTGCAGATGCTAGTACAAATTATTATCTTGGAACAGGTGCAGGAACGGGTCATTTTTCAGATGATAATACTTGGCATCATTATACAGTTGTAAGAGATTTTACTAATACACAAAACAGACATTATAAAAATGGAGAATTAAAAAGAACAACTACAAGTTTTACAGATACAAATTCACAAACAATTACTGCCGCCGAAGCCGCTACACATAACATTACAATCGGCAAAGGTTATGCAGGACACTTTAATGGGCAGATTGCTTTCGTAAAGATATACGATACTGCGCTGACAAGTGTAGAAGTAGCCCAATCATTTAATAATATAAGAGGAAGAGTTGATTTATAATGGCAGATAGTGATAAAGACATTTTAATTACACCCAATACAGGTGTAGCATCTACACATCCTAAAATGACATTTACAGGTAAGGATAACAGTCCTATTGATTTAAAAATATTAGATGATAATAGTTTATCCTTTGAGGGAGTACAAGGACAAGTTTTCTCTATCTCTCCAATATTAAACAGTGGAGATATCTTTAGTGTAAATGATATATCAGGAGTACAAAGTATGGCAGTTAATGCCGATGGAACTATTTCATTAAATCCAACAAATTCTAAAAAAGTAGAGATAAATGGTGCAATTGATGTAATGTCAGATGGTACTGCGGGTACTGCTATACACTTTGGTGGAAATGCTAGTACATACATTTACAGTAGTACTTCCGGTTCAGATATGACAATAAGAGCCGATGATGATTTATTCTTAAGAGCCGATGATGATTTGTATTTACAAGCAGGTGGGGCTACAAAAGTTACGGTACTTGATAGTGGTAATGTTGGAATAGGTACTACAATTCCTGCTGAAAAATTAGAAGTTGCAGGTGATACATCGGGCACCTTAGCAATTTCTATTGACAATGACAATACGGCGGGTCTAGGAACTTTTACATTAAAAGAAAATACTGCAACTGTCGGAATATTCCAATATAGAGGAAGCACTAATGGAACTTTACCTAATACAGTTCGTATAGGTTCTAATGTCGCAGGTGGTAGTCTTGTTTTTACTTATGCAGGTGGTACTAATGGAATGTTTTTAGACGGTAGTAATGGTAGACTCGGAATAGGACTTAACAATACTTCTCCTTCTACTGCATTACATGTTAAAGGTTCAGGTGTGCAAAAGATAACAGTAGAATCTACAGATAACGAGGCGGCTCTTGAGTTATCATCTGATTCAACTGGGCCGTGGATAATAAATTCGGGTAATGGTTCTAATGATTTAAGATGGTATGGAAATGGTGGAGTAAGAATGCTACTTGAATCAGATGGTACATTAAACATAAATGATGCTTATAAATTACCTAACGCAGACGGTACAGTAGATGAAATATTAAAAACTGATGGTGCTGATGTAGTAAGATTTAGTAGTAAATTTAATGGTTATGCTCAGTTCTTTTTCCAAGGAGACAACGTGAGTAATACTGCTAATTATAATTTTAATGTATTAGGTGCAAACGCTTCTAGTAGTAGTATTAACAGTTATGGTATGCCTGTTGCGGGAGTAGTAAAGGCTATAACAATTAGAAATGCAGGTGGTGGAACTATTACTAGTAGTACTAACGGTGCTACTTTTGCCGTAAGAATTACTGGCGCTAATAGTGGTGATGATTATGCAACTGTCGTATTAAATGGTGATAATATGATAAGGCCATTTGGTAATAGTAGCACTTATGCCGTAGCCACTTTAGATTTTAACCAAGCCTTTGTAGCAGGTGACGCAATACAAGTTAGAAGAGTAAGTGGAGATATTACTTTTGAAGAAGTTCTAATTACCGTATGGGTAGATTTTACATAATTATTGATTCTTTAGTGCTAACCACACAAAAAATTTATTTGAAAGATACCAAAACATCTTATCTATTCTGCTCAATACTCTCACCCATCGCTTCTAGAATTGCATCCCAATAATCCCAGTCCATCATATTATTAACCCTATCTTTTTAGCAAACCAAAACCAAAATCGGTTATAACCATCTGAATCTATTTTCATTTATTCTACCTTAAAACCAAAGAAATTAATATAATTTTTTTTAAAAGAACGCCATCTTTCCATACCTACTATACTTACTAAACCAAGAACCATTAAAATAAGTTTGATAGAAGTTGGTATCTCATATATATTTGCATTTAGATTATCAAGAAATCCCATTGTAAAATCAAGATTTAAATTCATGCATTCCAACCTACAAATGCTTCACTAATATCGGAGTGGTTAGTCATAGTGTAAAAAGTAAACCACTAGTATTTTATTTTTTTGCTAAAGTGTGTAAATTAGAAAAGCAGTTCAACCATTTTTTCGGAGTTTATATACTCTCAGACACCCCCAAAATGTCTAATAGGTTTTGTGTTATATAACACTAATTATTTTAATGTTATATAACACTAATATTTTATTAAATTTTTTAAAAAAAAAAGACACTATGGCCGGATAAAATTAATTATCTGACCATAGTGCTTTACATTTACGACATTCCCAAATTTTAATTTGTTCTTTTGAACCAATATATCTACCCTTAATCCTTTTAGGGATAGATAATTGATTACAAAATTTACAAATTTCAGAGAGGGCCATTTCTTTGGCTCTCCTCTGCTATCAAGTTGTCCATATATTCATCAATACTAGATTCGGAATATCTACTAGTTCCGAATGAAGCAAAGAATAAAAGACACATTAAGCAAAAGAAGAAAAACCAACCTATATATTCCCAAGTTGACATTACCATTCCACCTCCAAGTTTTTTATTTCTTCTCCTTTTAAAGAGAAACCTTTTACTATATTATGAGATTGACCATGTTTCCATAAATCATAAACTAACTCACAATCTTTTAAACAGTATTCTGCAACTTCCGAATACCCACCTGCTTTCCAAACAACAGGAGCATCTTCACTAGTCATTAGTTTATCTGTTCCTAAAGTATGCTGAACTAAATTAGAAAGACTATACCTTTCTCCATATCCTTTATTTAATATTTGACTTGTATCAATATATGCTCCCGCATCTAAATATTTTTTAATACAATATATATCTAATGCATTCTTTAATACTGGTAAGTCAAAGGCTACAATATTATGTCCTAATAGTTTACCACCTTTTTCAAAGTGGTCATCTAAATCAAACTTAAGTTGAGAGATTGTTTTAACTTCTACATTAGACTTCTTTAGATTATCTACTGCTTTATCAATATAAATTGTTCCTTTATCTCCATCCCAAGTACAAACTGTAGACACTCTAAACATATGGGTGTTATCCCAACCTCCTATTTCATAAGAGTAGTTTTTTGTTTCTAAATCAATTGCCATAACTGACATATCATTTACCCTTCTTATCATCGGTTTTTTCTGCTGATGACCACAATTGAGCAATTTTATTTGCTTCTGATTTAGTTGGGTCGGGTGCAAGTAGTGCATGGTCTTTAACTATCCATGCTACAATATGTTCTCCACCACCAACAGTAATCATTGTAGTTAATCTCCAACCTTCTTGTCCGTAGGTATTCAAAGATTCGTTTATCGTTTTTGGCCCGTCACTTACATTAAACACCAAAAATTGATGCTCATACGTTATATTACTCATTTTTGTTCACTCCTTATTTCTTTTAGGTAACTATATTTTCCTATTCTTTTGTTCTCAAAATTTTCTTTTGCTATCTTCTTAAAATCTCTATATAAAGTTGCTTGACTAATTCCAGTTTGTTTTCTAATTCTTGTTAATAATGTTGTTTTATTTATCCAACCTTCTGTATCAGAACTCTCATTTAGTATTTCTTGGTATGTTTTAATAAATTTTTGCTTAGTCGCTTCCGCCTGTAAACCTTGAGGTCTTTCCTTTAGGGATGAGTCAAGCCACGATACAAGAGACTTATAACATTGTCTGACTATATAAGCCGCCTGTCTAACATGTCTTTCGGTCACAATATACCTCTTATTCTTATCTCTAATATTAGGTGCTTCTGCTATACAACTTAGTACTGCCATCCTTGTCATAGTACCATTTAGTCTTGTAATGAAGTTACTTGCTATTTCAAAAACTGCGGGTCTGCTATCCGATACAAAGTTTCTCATCTTCCATGATTCATTTTTTAATGCTGAATTAAACGCAGGAGAAAATGTTATTGTTCTTAATGCATCTTGACCTGTATCATCAAAATGTTTTTTAAGAGATTCATATATTTTTACAAATCCGGTTGCAAACTTGGCTACGGGTAAATCTCTATTTACAATTGTACCTACTTCATCAATAATAGCATCTCTAAGTTCATCCTGTATTTCCTGTGGAACTTCTCTAATATAGATTAGAGTTCTTTGCATTACTCCTTTCTCTGCTATAACGGAAGTTAATTGTTTGGGAATATAAGTTGTAGCAAATAAAGAACGTTGACACCTACATTCCATAACATCTCCTTCTTTTAGTTTCTTAGTGATAATCCAATTTTCTCCATGTAGAGAATTCATAAAGGTATTAAGATATAATACTACATTTTCTTTATGGTTAGAAGTTTTAAACACTCCTGAATATTCAAACTCATCAAAAGCCGCTAAGCCACTTCCTTCTAATTCACCATATAATTGAATAGGAACTTTTTGTCTAGTAATATTTCCATTTTCATCTTCAACCATTTCCTCAGTCTCACCCATAGAACCAATTAATCCTGCATCGGTAATGTCTTTTACTGCAAATGTATTGAAATCTACACCATGTTTATCTCTTAAGATATCAAAAGTTAATCTAGATACTGGCCCATAAAAATCATACAATGTAGACTTACCTGTACCTGAAGTTTGCATCCAAATAAATTGTACTCTTGTATCATCTGTCCTTCTACCATTCGGTATGGCTACCATGTCTTTACATATTTGACCTAACAGAACGTAGAAAGATATAGCAGATGGTACTTCATTATAGTGAGAGACTTCTACTGCACTCTTTACATATTCTTCAACTACTTTGGGGAGTTTACTATTTTTTCGTTTAGGAACTTCTTCCGCCAACCCCTCAAAATATAATCTATCTTCTTCTTCTTCATTATCATAGTTATTATCACTCATTTATATCACCTGTTTTATTTCGGAGTTAAATACTCCATAGATTCTTTCGGCTAATATTTTGCCAAAACCATCTAATTCTGTTAATTCTTTAACAGAGGTTTCTCCTATTTCCATAAGAGAACCATATTCTTTAATTAACAATTTGGCTTTCTTTTCACTTACACCTTTTATTGTTGTTAATACATCTATCCTTAAATCTGATGTACTAATTTTACGTTGTTTAATTAACCTAGGATTATATATATCCCTATTTATTGGTTGCATTTTACAAACAACACATATAATTTGTGCCGCTTCTTTTTCATCTTTGACCCATATGATACTACAATCAGTATCTAAAAGAATCTTACCTATTGCTCCATAGAATTTATTCTTTAGTAGTCTTGCTTGATTGGCTTTAGGTAGTGTAGTCTTAGAATAACTAATGAAACTTGCTACTGCTTCTACTTGAGAACCATAAACAATTACAAGATTATTTGTAAATGCTCTATCCATATTATCCATTTGATTCCACAATCTTTTATTTACTACAGACTGTAGGAAATCAAATGATGACTTCGCTTCAAAACATACATCGTTAAATGTATAGTCTCCAATTTCTAACCATTCTTTAGAATAAGAAATACTAAGTTCTTCTGCTTTTGCTATTACTGCTTTAGTTAAGTTAGAATCTTCTCTACTATCTATTAACAATTTATTCATTCATGATACCTCCAACATTTACCAACACAATACCCTTGGGGTATTAATATAGATTTACAACCTGCCGCATGATATCCTTTATTTACAATACCTGTAACATATTTTCTAGATTTAATCTCATCCCAATCTAACCATATATCTTCAACAGAGGAAATTATCTTTAGTTCTCCCATAATTTGAGAAACAATTTCATCTTTCTTTTCATGCGAAAGTTCTCGTTCACCTAATGATAGTAAATCTCTATACCATTGTATGAGATAAACTCTAGCATAATGACTAGGATTTTCTACAGTTATTGCATTATGTAAGCAAGGTAGTATTGGTATTCTTCCAAGTGGGGTAGGTATGTCTATCTCTATATTAGATAATTCTATTGGCTTAACATCGGGCCAAGTTAATAATTTACCATCAGTTCTAGATGAAACTAAATGAGGTTTTCTCGCTAACTGTAAGATTTTAGACAGACTATATTTCTTATCTAATGGTATACAAAAATACCCATCACTACTAAGGTTCATCGAATTAGGGACTCTACGAAGTCTATTAGTTTGTATGCCCGTTCTATCAAGGGTAGGATAATCAATAGCCATCTTGGTATAATACCGTTGAATGCTTCTGATATCATCTACAATTTCACCATAGACTATCATATGAAAACCTTTTCCACTAAAGAAAGAATCAAACTTAATTCCTAAACTTATGTAATAGTCTCTTAACTTATCATAATCCTCAAATGCTTCTAGCAATGGTTTATCATGTGCATCAAAATCTAAAAACATTCTATCTAATATAACTGAATAATCTAACTTAATGTTTTCATTAAATTCTCCATAGTCATATACAGTAGTGTAACAATTCATAATACCATTATAGGAATTAACCCATGATAAAAATTCTGTTCTACTCTTCACTATCTGTCTTTTCATTTGTGGTGCGTTTTTTAGATGGCTTCCTGCCCACACTTCTCTTGGATACATTTGTTTTTTCCTCCTTTTTAAAATTTATATTTGCATTCATTAATTCAACTTTCAATACATTTGCTATAGTAATATCTAAATGTTCTGATACTGTTCTAGAAAATATATCTTGAAATTCCCATCTATCAGGAATAACAGTATTAGAACCATGACCAAAAATATGTTTATTAAATATAAAATCTAACTTTTCTACCTTAGTCATAGTATCCTGTAGTTCTAGATTGAACTCATCAATTATACCTTGCATGTCTTGAAAATCTGCAAATGTCCATTTTCTTTCTTCTAATAATTTTTTAATTCTATCTTCTATCATTATTCTTCCTCCATAATTAGTTTCTGTAAATAAACTGCAAGGTCTAGAGCCTCTTCTTGGGCATGTATTAACCAATCTTTTCTACTTAAATCAGTTCTTTCCATTGTTATATTGTATTTATTTCTTCCTAATACTGCTCTTGCTTCTATTTTTTTCATTACTATATCTTCAATTTTACTCATATTTATTTCTCCTTTTATATTCTTCTTTTACTTTAAAATATTTTTCCCACTTCATAACCAACTCTCCGTATTGGCCGCATCACAAATACCAAAGTAACTACATGAAGCACATGTTCTTGCAAAGTATTTTGCAGGAAAGTTTTTATTTTCATATGCATGAACTAGTTCTGCTAAGCCTTTTTTAACTGCGTTTGCACTAGTAGTTTTAACTCCTTCAACATATACATAATTTGATGCAGGATAATACCAAGACCAATGTGTTATTGGAATATTATTATCTAATTTATTTTCTAATAGTTGTTCTTCTTCTGCATTTTCAAATAGTAATTTATAGAAAGCCATTTCTTTTCTCATCATAGTTGTTTTATAATCTTTCCAAGGGCCAGTTTTTAATTCCATAGGAATATAGGCTTGACCATCTTGAAACATTCTATCTATAATTCCTTGAAGATGTACAACATAATCTCTTTGTAGTGGAAACTTAGGGTTATCATTTCTACCTATTATAATTTCTGCATCTAACATCGCTTCATTAACTACAGGTAAGAATTGATTTGTCTCTTCAGTCTTTACTGATTCTAAAAATCTGTTAGCCTCAAAGACAGACATAGTTTCATACATATCAGTATTCTCATCTATGGGATACAAACTCATACAATAATCTACTAACTCACTTTGAGTTAATGTCTCTGCCTTCTTAATATCAAACTGATTAAAGAAATCTTCTCTTGCATTATGTATTATAGTGCCTTTCCACATAGCATCAGAAGTTTCTTGTGGTAATCTTTCTATATATGCAAATTCATACTTCTTTGGACACCACTGAAAAGAACCAAAAGAAGATTTTGTTATCTTTAATATTGGTAACTCCTCATTATCTGCGTTATCTGCATTCCATTTATATGTATATTCTTTCATTAAAACCACTCCACTAATGTTTTTTGTTTGCTATCTCTCATTACTTGTTTAATGTCCCAATTCATTGCATTGAATATTGGCTCTGCTTTCTTTACTACAGTTTCAGCATAGAAATCCCAATGTGGAACATACTTTTCAAAGTCTACTTCCTTAAGTTCTGCTACAAAATTAGGTTTTAACCATTCACCTTTGATAGGATGAAAGTATTTCTTAAGATGACTATTATTAATCTTAAGATAAAGATGAGAATCATCTATAGGTATTTCGTTATTACTATTATAGTACAATACTCCTTCTACATTGCTTCCTATTGTCGGACGTTTACCTTCACTAGTCTCTAGAACTGGTTGACCACAACAAGTTTTCTCATTACGACTTAAATCGTTTAAGTCAGAAGTTCTCTTACATGTTTTACATACTACTGTAAATCTAGCAGGTCTATATCTACTACGTTTTATAATTTCAGACTTAGAAATCTTTCCAAATCTAACTTTTTCATATGTATCATTTAAATAAGTAACAATATCTTCTTCAGATTTCCCATTGACCCACATTTTTAATGTAGTTATTTGTACTTTCTTTGCTAATTTAGTTTCGGAAACTCTCTTAGCAGTAAATCCAGTCATAGTAAATTCCATTTCTTCTAAATCTTTACCTTCTTTCCAAGTAATTAGTCCTGCATTTCTATTCTTAGTTGCTCCAACTCCTAAACTATGAAAGTATTTCTCAAATTCTAAGGTTACAGGATGTTCTTCTAAACCTAAAAGATTAGGAAAGATAGTTCTTACATGGTCATTAATAATCTTTACAGTTTCTTTAGCAGTTTCTAAATTATCTATTTGTACATAGATAGAATCTGTATGTCCATAAACTACTTTCATTATTCTTCCTCCTGTTGGAGTTGTCGTACCGATAGGAATATTGCTTGCCAAGTATCAAAATCCATTGTATGAGGAATATCTTTTGATAGTCTACCATGCATGTATAACTTTTCCATATGTCTTTTCATTCGACTCATCTACTCACCCCTACATGGACATGCTAACATTGTTCCAGTAACTAACGTTCCACAAGCGTCACAGGTGAATGCTCCATTTTTTCTACTTTGTATTGGTCTTATACTTACATTTATTTTACTCATTTTAATTTCTCCCTAGATAGACGTACACATCTTGCACATCGTGTTACTTCTCTTTTTGCTAATCTAAATTTTTTACCACATAAGATACAATTTCTTACTATTGGTATGTTTAAATATTCTTCATGAGACATCATAGTTTGACTCCTTTGTTACGTCTTTTACAAGTAGCACAAACATCATGTCTGTTTACTCCTATTCTAAATATCTTAGAACAGACTTTACAAACTTTAGTTTCTCTTTTCTTTGTTGCGGCCATTATAATTCCCTCGCTTTAAATGCGGCACTTCTAATTGCTTCTCTAGCACTAGCAGTTATACTAGCGGCTAAGTCAACATCTGCCCAACCAAATCCTTGGTATGCTAATACACCGTAGAAGGAAGCCATTAATCTTTTAACTGCCATCTGATTAGAATCCCACTTATTGTATTCTTCTTCAGAAGTAGAGTTCTTTCTATTTTGTTTATATGAATCTCTTAATGTTTTAAGATTAAGAACTGACTTTGGTAACATACCTAACTTATCTGTATTGTAATACAACATATCTTCATTAGAGTTTTCACTAAAGTCCTTAGGTGTGCTAAGATTTACTGCGAACGATGTGGGTTCTATACTTTTTGTTTCCCAACTAATATTTCTAGCCACCATCATTGATGGGTAAAGACCTGCAAAATCAAAGGCCGCTACACCCCAATGCAAGCCATTTGTGGCCTCGCTTAGTGGGTCATAGACCATTGCGCCATCGTAGTCTTTTCGACCCGTTTTTCTGCCCGTTGGGGCTTTCCAATGAGCAGTTCTTGAAAAGTAAATCGTACCCATATTACTCGCATAAAAACAAGCATCGAATGGAGCGACTAATAATTTTTGTAAAGATAAAATTGAATCAGTAATATTCATCTTATTATCTAAATCAGATATAAGTTGAGTATCTTTAATTGCATACTCTATATATGTTTCATTATCTTCTATCCATCCTCTAGCAAAGAATTCATTCTTATCAGGAAACTTAGTACTTACTAACTTCTTATTACCTAGTATAGTTTCAGATACATAATCTAAAGCCATTGATGGTAACGTTCCTCTCTGTGAATCATTCCATTGTCTTTCAAATGCTAAGTCTAATGGTACTACTATCCTACCTTTTATTGGTTGACTTACCGGAGAGTATCTATGTATGATTTCTGTATTACATTTTATAGTACCTTTTACATTAGATACTCCTGTTATCTGAGAGTAAGGTGAAATTCTTCTAATGTCTATACCATTAGCCACCGCTCTCTCAATTAACTTAGGTATGTCGAACTTCCAACCGAACCAAGATATAATCATATCAGCATCAGAAGATACAATCTTATCTAAGAAGTCATTAATTACATCTGCTTCACTACCTTCATTAGGTAACCAAGTATAACAGAAATCTTCTCCATCAATCCTACAAGTAATACAAGTAATCTGTTCGTCAAATTCTCCACCTTGCATCCATTCCATATCAAAATATAACTTAGTTAAGTTATACTCTTTAATAGAATCTATATTATCTATAGCATAGCGATATTCATGTTTAACGTCTGCTTCATAAGTTGGATTAACTAAGTCTTCATTACCTTGTTTCTCAAAGTATCTACGAACATTATACGCATATCTACTATGATTAGGTTTCCAACTAACCTTTACTAAAGAGTCACCTTCTAAGTCTTTGTAACTATCATCTGTTTCATAACTTAATTCTAAATCAAATCTTCCCCATTTATCTTTAATTTTAATTTTATTAGGTTTAATTTGATGTTCATGTATATAAAAATAAGATGGGTACTCGGAGTACGGTATAGTTTTTATTATTCTTTTACCGTCCTCCTTGTAACTCAATCCTATTCCTGTTTCTATTTTATTAATAATCATCTCAATACCTCAAGTATGGTGCTTTAACTAACACCCTACTTGGAGAGGTTAGTAATATTGGACAGTCATCTTTCATATGAATTTGAAAGACTCCTTTCATAAATTTATGAAATGCTCCTGTAAATTCTACAGTAGCACTTTGTCCTGCACAATGTATTGTAGGAACAACCATAGTAAAAGTTTCTGTTTCACTTCTATTTGAAGAGATAGATAATCTTTCTTCCTGTACATAATCAAATTTATATTTTGCTAAGTTCATAACATTACAGGCTTCTACAACATTAACCATCTCAGTATCTAATACAGTTATCTTACTCTCAAAGGTTGTTTTTCTAAACGTATTCATACTATTATCTTGAGTTAATTCAAGAGAGTTAGTGTTAAAATAAGCAATTAACATACCTATCATAACCATAGATGTATGTTCTAACACCTTAGCCATTCTACTAGTAATAGAATCATCTTGAAACGTTAAGAAATCTCCTACAGTTATATGTACATCTTCCTTAAACGCTTTAAGAATTTTAGTTGTCTTATCTATATCTAGAATAACAACTTCACTACTAGAATCAACACTCTCTTGTTCTTCTAAATTTAGTGAGATTAGACATGCCGTTGCCTCATTAGCATTACATATAAACAGGCCATTCTCATGGCACTGAATATATGCATACTCAGATAGACGACTATTCTTACTAGCCATACCATCAAAATATTTTCCCTTTAAGGCTACATCTTCTAATACTTCTTTTAACTTATTTGCATTTATATTTATATTCCATTCTGACATGTTTCTCACTTAAATTCTCCAGTCTTATATTCTTCAATACCCAACCATTTATTTTCAGTTTTAGATACTTCAAATACATTCCAAGACTTACCCACTAAAGATGGGTTAGTTTTACAATCATCTAAGACCGCACGATACAATGTTTTATCTCCTCTTTTAATTTTAGAGACTGTAAGTATCTGTAGCAATCTTTGCGGAGTTGACTTGTGCCAATCCGGTTCAAACCCTACAGGTGTAGGGACATTTATATTTTCATAGATAGGTTTTAGATGTGTTATTAAAATTCTATTTGCTCTAAGAGCAATGAATGGATTGAGTATTCTATTGTATACTCTATTCCTAATCTTCCAATCTAATGGTTGAACTTTAATAGAATCTATATCATGTATAATAGATTGGCCTTTATTGTTTGATTTTACTAAGGCTTCTCTAAGTACATCACTAGAACCTTCATTTACTTTATCTACACCATCTAAGATTACTGCTTTTACATTCCCTTTACTTACTAATTCATTAGCATATTCTAACCAAGCGTGACAATTGTGAAAGGTTTGTTCCCAATCCCAACTACCATCTGACTTTAGAACATTAGGAACATAAATTTCTATGTTCTCATCTCGCCAAGCAGAGTTCCAAGTAGCAGTACAACCATCATCTAAATCTAGAACTAATACTTTCATACCTGCTTTCTTTTCTTCTTCAGTTCGACAATCCATTGCCGTTCCACTTTTACCTGTCTTAGGTAATCCTACTATTCCTAATAATAAAAATTCTTTATCATTAGTCATACGTTGTTTAATTTGTAAACGTATGGCTTTCTTTCTTGTTTCGTAATCTACTACTTCTATTGTTTCTTCTTTCTTAACATTCCAACTCATTTGTATCACCATTATAATTTATATTAACGTTAGTCCATTGGCGGACAATATCGTTTAATTCTTCTTTCGTTACTTTAAGTCTAATCTCTTTACCGGAAGAGAAATGGAATTTCATCCAGTATTCTCCAGTATCAGTGTTTAGTCTCCAAGTAGAAAAGTCCGCATTCTCCATAGGGAACGCAAAACTATTTCCATGCATCACATTATTTGTTATTGTATATTCATTCATTTTAATTTCTCCATTATTTGTTGAAGGGCTTTTCACCCTTCTGACCGATACGGGGAGAGTTCGGCTACTCGAAATTCTACTTAATCAAAGAACCAATTGTCTTCGTCTTCTTCTACAAATTCTATAGCCTCAGGGCTTCCGCCTCTAGCCTTAATTACATAGATACCATTAACGTTAATTGATGGAGGTTGTAGTTCTCCATTATCATCTGTACTTTGGGAAGTTCTACCAACTACTATAACATTAGAACCAATACCAAAATCAATATTGATATGTGATGGTATCCAACATGTTGTTCCACTCCATCCATCTCCTTCATAATCAAAATCAGTATTCAAATCATCTAGAGTTAGTATTCTATTTCCGTTTTTAGTTGGAGTCATGTTAACACTAGTTGCATTACCATCAGTAAACACAAACCTATCTGAATAGGGTTTATCATTTACTGTATCGTGAAACCTAGATAAGTCAATCAAAGGACTATAGTTTCCGGCAGAGTATTCCATTAAAGATTCTTTCATATCTATAGAAGATACATCTTTCTTAAGTTCAGAATCATCGGGCAAGTCTACATTATGGATTAAAGAATCCATTGTTTTGTTTGTTGCTCCATGTATCTTACTACTATCATTAGAGTTCAGTATACAAGTAAAGTGTACAAACTCAAATGTAGGTGGGCTAAAAGTTTTACTTGATGGCCCTTTATAGTTAAAGAAATATTTCCCAAACTCACCATTTACTTCACCAATAAAAACTCCGCTCCTACGGAATTCTTCTTTTGCTAAAGGCTTACCATAGTTCTTCTTATTCCAATCTGCATTGTTAGAATCAATAGGTACTAAGTAAGTACCGTCTTCCAAATCTACATTATTATTAGGAATAGTCTTAGTCTCTATTACCTTTTCTTCACCGTTAATCATCATGCGACCTTCATACATTTCATTCTGTATTTCAGTAAATATTGCTACTTTACCAAGACTAAATGTTGTGTTACTATCTCTTCTGTATTCATTTACAATTCTTGTTCTTTGTATTGCCATCATATCTCTTGCTTCATCTAAAGCAATAAAGTATCCGAAGGCAGATTTAAAGAATGTATCAGATTTTGTTGTTACATTAGTTTGTGATTCACTTCTCTTTAGTACATTTCTAGCACTAGAAAAGAACTGTCTCCACAACGCTCTAGCCATTAGAGGTTCTTTAGACGCATCAATACTATTTTGAGTACATATGTCCTCAAACTTAGCAAGTGCATCTGTCTCGGTCATACCGAGCAGTTCAGCCGCTTTCTTTATTTCATTCATTATTTCATCATTCATATTTATTTCTCCTTTTATTCATTTCTTGTTTTTGTTTTATTTTACTTTGCTTTATATCATTTGTCCTACCATCCAAGATGCTAGAACTTTGGGAGTCATATTACTACTTCTCCATTCTGCTTCTCCTACAACTCTAAGTAGTTTGAATTTACTTTTAGGTTCTAAGTCACTTTTAACTATAGTATCATGTAAATTAATACATACAGTCTTCATGTCTATTGATTGATATAACAACTTATGCACCTTCTCTAAACAATTTGTATATTCATTTGTATTAATTAATTCTAATATTTTAGTATATGGTTCTAGGTTTTTATCTATTTGATATATGAGGTTTGATTTACTAGACACGGATGCCTGTAGTTCCGTCAACCCTCTTCTTAAGTCTCCGTGAAGATAGGTTATGAACCTTTCTAATTCATCCTCAGATACCGTTAAAACGCCTTCCGAGGACAAAACTGAATCCATAACTTGTTTCATATCAGAATTGTTTAGTCTAGTAAACGCATAGTTTGCACACCTAGATTGAATAGGAAATATAATTTTATGTCTACTATTACAAGTAATAATAAATCTACAATTAGAACTATATCTTTCCATAATTCTCTTTAATGCATTCTGTGCATCTTTAGTCATACCATCCATTTCATCTAATAATATTATTTTGAATGGTACTTCTCCAACCTTACTAGTTGAAGCAATTTCTTTTATTCTAGTTCTAACAGTTTCTAACTTTCTATCATCAGATGAATTAATTTCATGGAAGTTTGCTCCTTTAAATTCACCAAGTAAATCATTTGCTAAAGCGATTGCCGCAGTAGTTTTACCTACTCCTGCTATACCATATAACAATAGATTAGGCATTTCTTTATTCTGTATCCAATGCTCTGCATCTAATACAAAATTGGATTGCCCATATAATTCACTTAACTTACTAGGTCTATATTTTTCTGTCCACAACATTACATTCTCACTCCTTTCATTCCTTTCATTAATGAAAACCATCTAGGTATTTCAGACTTCCATTTAGCAAAGTATATTTTATCTTTAACATAGTAGGTTCTATATTTTTCTACAGTACTTAACTCATCAAAGTTTTCTACTTTTCTACATAATGAATCTTCAGATATTGCTACTGCAAATTCAGTTAATCCAATATCAGGTAATGTATCTATTACTTGTTCCCATATATTGTGAAACTCTTTTAATGTAGTTTCTACTTTGTGTATTCTATCATAGTATCTAATACTATATTCTTTACATAATGCTTCACAATGTGTTTTTAGAAACACAAAGTTTTGTTTAGATTTTCTAGCCCAAATTGTACAGGGATGATTTAACATCACTGGTTTATATGGACTATCATAACCTAAGTGGTCTGCAATAGTTGACATCATTTGTAAACTTTCAGTTGGCATTTTTACGACATGTATGTTACACATATCTTGTGCGGCTTTCGTTGGGTCTTCGTTTAATATAAATATATTCATTTTAATTTCTCCATTATTATAACCATGCCCCTAAGGATGGTTTAGGTTGTACTGGGGCGTATTTTTTCTTTCTTCTTTTATCTCCAATACCAACAATTTTACATTCAGTATTGTCTAATTTAGTTTTTGCATACTCAATAAATTCATCACCTTGTAGTAAAGATTTAATTAAGTAAGCATCGGACTTTCTCATCTTAAGTTTCCTACATATTTTAGGTACTACCGAATAGGCACTACGTTTAGGCATTACTAATTTTCTATACATTCTACCATCGTGAACATAAGATAACATCTCATAAAAATAATCATTACTTAACTTTCTTTTAACTGCAAAGTCAATGTATGCTAATTTATTAGGATGCATGTTTGGTGTTAACCAAGATAGGAACTGAGTATCAGATGGTTTATTATCCTTTAGCATCAAAGCAATTTCTTCTCTATCTGCATTCTTAAGATATTCACCTACCATTGGATATATATCAATATCATATTTTTTAGGTTGTGATGCTCTAGGTGCAATCTCTTTTAGATATTCTAAGTATACTTTTTTAGTTGCACGTTTTAACTTACACAAACTAAAAAGACTCTTAGGAACATCCTTTTGATTATCGGAAAGTAATACTACTTGACCTTTATATTCTAATATAGTCTTACGAATTAATTCTGTATTAGGTTTATAATTTGCTTCTCTAATTATAATACCTACTTCTATAGGTATACTATAGTTATCAGTTATATCAAACTCATTAGCATATTTTATAATTGGGTTACTAGAAACAAATGTTAAGGCTTTATCCATTTTTTCTGTTACTGCTTGTCCTACTATTATTATTGGTTTATATTCATTATATTCTTTTATTGTATTTATTAGGCTCATCTATAGTCCTCACTTCTACAAGTTCATCATATTCAGTATTGCATTTTCCACAATCAATAGATATGATAAACCATTTTATTTCCTTTTCATATTTTACTCCTGCTTTGAAAGCAAAGAGTTTGTTACCACATTCTCTGCAACCCATTAAGGATTGTCTAGTTGCATGGTAATCTAGTATTTCTTCATCAGAAACTAGATGTTTTGATTTATCTAACAAAGATGTATTAACAATACATACTGAACATAAATGATGCTCTGCTTCTCGTAGGCTACACCTTGCACACATCATTGTAACAAATCCTTTATTCTTAGTATATTATCAAGACCATCTTGTGTTAGATGTTGCTCTTGTCTTACCATCCACATTACTTGTGCAAATGGATTCCAATTAACATTGGATGTATTACTATGTAGAGAAAATGTTTCATACATAGTTTCTAAATTAGAAAGACCTGTAATATATAATATTGGTCTAGGTCTTTTATTACTTTCTAAGTTCTTAATTTTACTATTGATTTCATATTGGAGTAGACTTCTATGTATTGCATATACATATCTTTCATTACCTCGTATTGAAACTCTTAATCTTACTCGATATCCTACGTTAGTATTAACGTCTTTAGATATATTAATTTCTGCCGTAGGATGTGAAAGGAAAATTCCTCTCAGTTCATCTTGAGATAACATGATGTTGACTCCATGAGAAGGTAGTTAAATATTGCTCCTTATATCTTCTAATGTATTAATATCAGCAGGATACTTATCATCTCTAATTCTAACTAATCTAGGAAACCTAAGACCAAAATTACCATCAGCATCTTGAGATATTAAATCACATGTTACTTCTAATACTACTCTAGGTAAAACATAGAAAATATCTTTATCATACTTATCTACAATCTTTTTCAAATCTGTTGTTAATCTAGTTAAGTCATCATCAGAAAACCCTGTACCAACCGAACCAATATTAACGTAACCGTCAGGACTTTTAACAGAGATACCAAACGTTCCAAATACACTACTTCTCTTTCCTTCTCCATATTTAGCACTGTCTATAATTACATCTAAATTTATCATAGGAGGTTTGTGTTTTAACAAACACTTATTTCTCTTACCAATAGCATATGGTGCATCTAAATCTTTAATCATTATACCTTCAAAACCACGATTGATTGCTATATTATATGATTGTATTAAATCTGATGAATCTTTATATTTACCTAATACATTAGTAGAAAAGAATTCTGTTATATATTTCTTATCTATTATTGACCGTAACTTAGTTAATCTAATATGATAGGGTTCTTCAATTAGAGATTTACCATCAACATATAATATATCAAAGGCTACCATCTTAACAGGACAATCTATCATTGCCTGAACTTTATTCTTAGAGTGAACCCTTGTTGCTAACTTCTTATGTTCAGCAGGAGAACTATCTACATTGATAGGATAAATTTCACAATCTAATATCATATCTTTACATAATGATATGTCTTGTAACGTTGCTATATCACGAAACTGTTCTGTAACTATCTTACCTGTTCTATTGAAAATAATAACATCAGTATTACTAATATGCATTTGATATCTATTACCATCATACTTAGTATCTATGATATAATTATCAGGCACTTTACCTTCATATTTTTTAGCCAACATTGGTTTAATAAATACTCCTACTCCACTCTTTTCTTTGAGTGTAGTATTATTAACTAAACTAGTATAGATAGCACTAGGTGAATGATAATTATCATACTTAACATTATAGTTTGTCCCAAAGTGTGATTTTAATGCCTTGTAAACATTAGAAGATGAGATACCGTTCCTTGGTGTTCTTAACCAATATCTGATAAACCATTTCATTTCTAATCCAGTCATCTTATCTAATTCTTCTTTTAGAATTATAAATGCAGTATTATTTTTAGAAGAACAATCTAACTTTAGTAGTGTACTGAATGTACTTATTGAAATACTATCCTTAACCTCACTAGGTTCTAATACCATTTGATAGATACCTTCTGCTAAATCTCCCCATAGATTTTCACTACCAATAACTTCATCTTCAAACACTTCTAACATTTCTGCTAACCATATTCTAGCCTTCTTAACACCAATGTTATTAGGTTCTAATTGTTCTGATAATATATCTAATACTACAGAAGGATTAGAAAATGTTCTAATTGATTGAGATATTATTTCTTGTTTCTTTATACTTCCATTTGCCATTTCTATTGCTTCACACATTCTTGAGAATTTCATCAACGTCATTTTTATTCACCTTATTAATTTCTATTATTTTATTTATTGCTTTACTAAGATGAGTTAACTCATCCATGTTCATTCTTATTCCCTTACGGGAAGGCTTACCATCAGCATACCATCGTAAATCTACAATAGGTATGTTCCAATATTCTGCCGTTCTAACTACTAACTCACTAGTAGCATTTCTAGGTATTCTTACTATTATCTTTTCATCTTTCATGATGTCCACCCTTGTCTAAATTCTTGGAGTGAATTAAATGATTTAAAATATCTAGGAGATTCTAACTTATCTACTCTATTTGCTATCCATACCACTCCACCGAGACTACTTATCTTAACTATTTCATATTCTTTATCTTCTATTAAAATCATATCCTCAGTACGGATGTCAGGAGATAAACCATATTGTTTGGTTAACTCCGTTGACATCTCGGATAAGTTTTCAGCAAAATATTTAACTATTAAACTTCTTTGTATTGGTACTTTAGCATCTACTGTTACACTTATTTTACCATTCATATTGCACACTTTACATTTATTTCCTTCACAAATAGGACAGGGAATTTCAGCAGGTAAAGGGGCAGGAAATCTAATTGTTACTGCCTTCTTCATACTTATACAACCTTTTCAGAATAATATACTTCATATGTATAAGAAGCATTTTCAACATAAGCAAAATGCAAATACACTTTACCGATATCTAAAGCATAACCATAGTTAAATATAAAATCATTTCCTTCTTGAAATACATATCCATTGATTTCTAACCACTCATTATTAGAGTTGGTTATATTATAGTCAATGCTAATAATCCGTAGAAATGTCGTATTGTTNCCAATAGTAACTANAGGAATAGTTTTGTTATCAAAGGTATCAAAAGACCCACTAACACTATCATACTCTGAAGGTGGGTCGGGTATTATATCTGTACATCCTGCTAGAGATGAACATAAGAATAATAATACTATTCCAAATTCAGTTAATCTAGTTTGTCTAGTTTTACTATTTGTAAATTCATCTAAGGTTGTTTGTCTATCAGACATTATTCTTCCTCTCCTACATGTTGTTTCATCATACCATAGTATACTTTCTTAGCAATATCAGTTTCTAAGTTATGTGCTAAGTATTGATTATCTCCTAATACAATTGCAGACTTCATTAAGTTCATCCAAGTACCATCTTCATTAGCACTTCTCCACTTGTTGATAGTTCCCCAATCTGTACCGCTCCAATATGCTTGACCAAACGGATGTGTATGTATCCAACATTTAATTGGTAACTTCATTCCTTTAAGTTGACTTGTTTGATTCTCAAAAGAAACAAAACTTGGTGTTCCAACACTAATAAATAATTCATCTTTATCATCTACTATTACTTGTATTTCTCTAGGTATATCAAACGCTTCAATAGATTGATTCCATATTGTAGTTAAGAAAACTTCTGTTGTGTTACTAGGATAGTTAAACTCTACTACATCCTTAACAACATCCCAAATCTTTCTTATTTCTTCTTGCCATTCTTCATTCTTTATTTCTAATTCTTCCATATTCATATTATATATCTCCTATTTGTTTTCTAAATGTTGTTTTTCTTCTTCTTGTGCTAGTTATTAGTAGCGTCTTTGTTAATTCTTCTATTGTTGTATGTGTGTTTGGGTTTAACGCAAAATGAAACCTAACTCCCATAACAACATCGTCATTACAGTCGTCACAACACCTACCCGACTTCACAGGTTCAGCATTGTGCCCCTCGCTCCATCCACTAAGTTCATGAACTTTTATGTCATCTTTACATATTATACATTTCATATTATATTCCTCCCATTTTACTAATGATAAGGTCTTGACTATTTACAAACTCATGGTAAACTGCATGACCTGAAATAAATCCACCTGCATGTCTTTTAGTTCCTAAAAACTCTTCACCACAAGAAGGACAAGTTACCTTTACTATTTGTGCTTGGACATAATATCCATCAGTGGATAACACGTTCATTACTTTATCTACTTCATCTTCTGTTAAATCATCTATATTTTCTTCATTACTCATATGTTCATCACCATCTTATCTATTACATTGTTATTATCGTTCCACCATCTTTGAATCCATTGAGTTGCCGCACCTGCAATTACCATGTGCATACAATTGATTCCTTCCGGTTTACCATCCCATTCTGAGCCTTGGCAACTAAAAGAACCGTCCGGCCCTGCTAGTAAAGTATCCATCAAATTTGGGTCTATTTTGTAAGAAATTAATGCCGCATTTCTTCCTTGAGAACGTAAGTCTAACCACTTAAGTTTAGCATCATCACCAAAACCTTGAGAGTAAACTAATCTTCTTGCAGTTAAATTGTCAGCACAACAAATTACTAAGTCATAACCTTGTAATTGTTTCTCTACTAATACTTGATATGGGTTAGATTTTGCATTAGCAAAGACATCAACTTTGTTCATACCAAGATGACATTCACTAAAGTTTTGATATGTTAGATTCTTTTTCTCTACCTTATCATCATCAAATATAGTTACATCATATATTCCTATTCTATCTAAAAAGGATGCTAGATAACTACCTATTCCTCCTGCTCCTATTATCATTATTTTTCTCATTTATTCTTCCTCCTTATCATGTATTGGACATTTAACATTTGCATATAATGTTGAATCCACTAAACACGGACACCATTTCATTATTTCTCACTCCATTTATTTTTAAATATCAGATAATCTGCTTCTGATACTTCGGAACTAAATATAGTTCCACTGTTCATATGTAAATCAATTAAATATCTAATTGATGCCAACCTAGAACCTTTTACTTTATTCACAGTATATGCACTAACATATCTGAGATTTATTGTTGTCATTCCTCTACTTGTTTTCATTGTTATTTCATTCATATTTATTTCTCCTATATTCTAATACCATGTATTATTTCATTAACTGAATAGGTATTAAGTTCAGCCTTTGTTATTCCTAATATAATATACAATTGTTTTAGTGCTACTCTAATAGCACCATCAGAACAATTCCATACTTCTACTAAGTTCTTTTGTGTAATATTCATTTCATTAATTTGAGATACCATCCAAACTGTTGATGCTAAGAAGTTATCTGAATATCTTATATCTCTTTCACTTAATAAGATATCAATGTATGATACCATATTTATAATATCCATTCTATCATCACCTATTACTCCTAGTTTATCTAAAAGTTGTTGTGCAATAATAGTTATATTCCTTTCAGAAAAGATGTGTGCTTTTTTATGAAACTTTGCTATCTTTTTAGCAACTTTAGATATTCTAGAAGAAGGCACATCCGTTACAGATTGATGTCTCCTAAGAGAAGTAGGTATACTAATCTCCTTTAGTATAAAGTATGTTAATCCTGCTGACCTTTCTTCTAGATTATGTCCTTTAAGAACATGTTCGTTTTTTATTGCTCTATAATAAGTATGTACTCTAGTTAACACATCTCTGTTAATACTATATTGAGATAATGTTGTAGCAGATAATACTACCATACGTCTATCTGAGACATTTACATTTACATTATGTCTCATATTATTTGATTTTAAATTACCGGATGTTGTTATAATTGAACCTAATTGTTTCATATGACTAGACTTACCAATCACACTAGTTCTATATACACTATCTTTAAACTGTACTGTATCTTCAATAAAGTGAGTGATTTCTACTAAGCCACATTTGTCGCATACTGTCTCTCCTAACCGCTCATCAAAAGATGAGGTTAAACATCCACATTCTTTACAACTCATAGTGAGTCCTCTTTTCTTAAAGAACTAATATGTAGTAGTTGACTTTTTAATGACTCAAATTCTTCATCAGATAACCTTTCTTTACCTTCTTTATCATTCTGTCTAACTATAGTATGGATTAAGTTATTATCTGTTACTATTTTATCATTCATAGCAATATATGCTCTAGTACTAAGTTGGTCACCAACACTAGAGTTATTTTGAACATTGTCAATACAAACATTATTTGTACGTAAGTTAATCATCTTATCATTATGATTGAAGGTTAATATACCAAAATCTTTTACTGTATCTTTAGTAAATTCTTCTCTAAATAAACAATGACTATCTACTAATTGGAAACCTATATGTTTAGTTGCATTATGTTTAGCAATAATTAACCAATCCATTAATTGACCTCTAACTAATACTGCCTTTCTAAAATTAGTTTCTGAAGTATTGTTAACTGTTGAAGGTGATATAACCATATTTGTTAAATTAACTCTATGTATGCAGTTTGGAATATAGGTTAAGTTAGGAATATTGTTTAATGATTCTAATAGTTCTTCCGCTCTTTTATTTACCATATCTTTTGTTCTATTTTGTCTTAACCAAGCAATCATAAGACTATGTTGAGCCTCAGAAGGATGAGTTCCTAACAAGGTGAACCATAAATTTCTAGGAGATATATTAAACCATTTTTTAGACCTTTCTGAACCATGTTTAAATGTATTTACAAAGGTATTCATATCTTTAACAGACATAATACCCCAAACACCATCAGATATTTCTAAGGCTATTTCTTTCTCACTTATTAATTTAGTATTAATCCTAACTTCTTGTTTAACACCCACATGGTAGAATTTATATGGTGTTCTATTTTCTAAAGCATATAGAACATTAGATGGGTAAGTTAACATTTTTTCTACATAATTTTCTAGAACAGAAAGACTATCACAAATAGTTGCTCTCATTACAAACTTAGCAAGAGTTGCTATCATATCTTCCTTAGATAATTTATTATAATTAACATGAAAACTTCCTGAAGAATTTCTACCATAGTATAATGTGTAGTCTCCTTCAGAATGAAATCTTCTAGATAACATATTAGTATAAGGCCTAGTATCTTCTCTACTAGGAATAAGGATGCGTTTAATTCTTTCTTGTAGCATAGTTAGTACAGGGTCAAGTTTAGACTGTTTACCTGTTACCATTGCTATTCTACCAGTTTCAATTTCGTATTCTCCATATTGGTTTAACTTTCTAGTTCTATTTCTTCTACCATAATATACATTATGTAAACTATCTTTAGTAGTTGAAGTAAATAAGAAACTTACGGTTTGAGTGTCGTCTTGATTATCATTTGCTGAGCGTATTATAAATTTTACTTTCATTGTATTCACCATATTCATTTTCATTTGATGTATAATATTTTTTATAGTGATATATATCATCCACTATACTGTATACTTGTTCTCTATGTATTGAAGTTTGACTAGAACTATGCATACTTTGTTTAATAACTTGAGCGAATCTTTCTGCATTAGTAGAATGTTCTAAATATCCATTTGTAGCCTGTAATACATTCCTACAAGAACCACTAATGTAATATACTATAGATTTTTTAAAATCTCTAGCAGTATATCTATGTGATTTATAATTAGTATATGCTAATTTAACATTATCATATTCACCTGTTGCACCAAATAATTCTACAAATTTTAGAAGTTCATCTTCTATAAACAACATCTGTTTTACTTTACTCATATTATTATCTCTATATTTTGTTTATGGGCTTCTCACCCACCTGATAACTTAAACCTGTTACTAGGTGTCCTAATATTGTTATATTAGTCAGACTTAATATCCACCGACAACGGCAGGTACTAAGTTTACGGATTCTACAGATTCCCAGTTTACATCAGAGATAGATTCTCTTGAAACCATTGTTCCATCTACAAAGACCCAATGGGTCGGATGGTCAACAATGTGTTCAATCATTTCATCTGCATTTACTGTTAATTGTGTATGTCCTGTTTCATTCATTATTATTAGATTCATTTATTCATTCACCTCCCTTTTGTGTAAGTTGTGCGCTTAGTTGGTTTAACTGAAGTTGTACTCCATCTAAGTTCCTTTGACATTCAATCAATCTACCAGTCAATGTATTCATAGTAAGTTCATACTGTTGACATAACTGCTTATGTTGATTTAGTTGATTAACTGTTAAGTTATACATTTCAACTAATTTTTGAACATCTATTTGTTGCTGATTTGCATCAGTAACTATAGGTTCTACATCTTCTTGTGGGGCTTCAGTTTTTTCTTTTTTGTTTTTACTCATTTGTATCACTCCTTTTTCTATCCATGTGAATTTCATCTATGGCTTTGGATGCTGATGTTTTTGTTAAAGTTGCGTAGTCTCCTTGGTATCCTAAATTTCTGAGGTAGGCTATTTGTTTCTGACTAGCCGCTTCATTGTCTCGTTGTAAGATGTTCATAAGGGTTTCCAATTGTTTCTCCGTCGGGTCACGATAGTTAATTAATCTTGACTTCATATCCGTCAAAAATGACCTTTCCCAACCATTACCCGCATCTTCTGCGGTGAAATATTGTATACCGTAGTACTCACATCTTTCAGCAAGTTGCTTTTCTGAAGCAGATAACTGATTCATACGAATAATGTCATCTTTTGTGCTAAGTGATAGATTATCTAAGTAATCTTTACGATTATTAATCTTAGTATCTTCTTCTTTAAGAGAAGAGATATGTTCTGTAATCATAGCACTAAATAAATGCATATCATTCATTAGTTTATCATCAGGATAACCTCTTCTATCTATTTGACTTCTTTGATTATCGGGATGATTCCATCTCCAAACAATACTAGACATAACATAATCAGGTGTTCCATATCTTCCACTACCAGTCTTACGAATTTTAGTTACAGGTCTATACATCTTAAGAGATTCATCAAAGTATGTTTTACCAGTATGTCTGACGTTAATTCTTAAATCTAAGTCCTTTATCTCATTAAATAATGTTTCAAACTCTTCTCCATTTTCTTCCCACCAAGCATCACTGATTAAACGTTTAACTGTGGCAGATTTCCATTCTTCAATCATATCTTCTGTAATAGTAGACTCATCTATCTTTAGAGTTTCAGTCATATGTCTTAGAATCATCCAATTACCAATACAGGTTGAACCAACTATTTCTTTAACTTCAGTTAATGTATTTTCTATTTCAAAATGGTATGCAATCGGATGACCACATAAACACTTAGAAGGATGTCCACTTGGGTGATTCCTTACTTGAGTTGGAATACCATTTGAGTTATCGTATAACTGAGTGTTTGTTGCTCTCCAAACATTACCTGTTATTCTCCATTCTAATTTAGCCTCTTCATAATCATCAGATTGAGATAGTGCTAATAGTTTAGATGTTAGTCTTGGGTAATTTGATTGACTCATTCAAGTTCCTCCTGTTCATAGGCTCGCATATCTAATAAATGACCAGTTAGTAAATCATTTATCTTATCAAATAATGCTTCAGCACATCCACCTATAACTTTTCGGTGGAGAGATAACCATATCTTATGTGCATTATTTAACACAACTTTAGGTTCATCATTTTCATTCATCGTTATTACTATTGGTGGCATTTCTAAATCATTCACCAATCTAAATTCTACATTCGTTTCTTTATTTATCATTTTTATTTCCTTCTTTATTCTTCTTTTCTCTTTTCTGCATATGTGTCATTTTAGCAGTTAATGAAGTATTCCATACTTTACTTTGTTTTTTCATTTTACTCAATTCTTTTTCTAATCTTATTACTTGAGTATTAAGTGATGCTACTTTAGCATTTAATTTACCCATAAGAGAATTGTCTACATCTTTATCTAATATTCTTTCTACTGCCTTATCTATAGCAGATGTTATCTTCTTTCGTTTTGCTACAGTATAATCACTTAGTTTATCTACATCATCCCAAACTTTGAAGTCTTGTTTTAACTTCGATAGAGATTCTTCTACCTTAGTAACTCTAGCCGCAACTCCTGAGGTGTATGTATGTTCTCTAGCAAAGTTAATATTTTCTAATCCCATTTGTTTCCTTACCCATTCTCTCATTGCCATTTCATCAGCAACTAATTTATTTGTATTTCTTGTTTTAACATTTAAAATTGGGTTAGGAACGTGAGGACTAACAGGTAAGTGGTCATCGCAATACTTACGATTCGCTCTAATAGAATACACACTAAACGGTTTACCACACCTACCATCTTCTACAGGTTGTAGGCAATACCTAATATTTCTAGTTGATTTTCCACCGGACATTATATTACCTCATAAAAATACGGTAATACGATAGGTATCCAATCATGTAGTAAATATCCCATTATTAATAATCCTATTATCCATAGTGTATCATCAACCATCCAATCAATCATCCAATCTTCACCATTAATTTCATATTCTAACCTAGCCTTTTCTTTACGGGCGTTAAATAATGTAGATATAGCAGATATTGGTAATGATATTGGTAATGTAATTACATTATAGATTCTAATCAATGTATTAACTTTTGATATTTCTTTTTCATAACTCATATTCTATCCCTCATTTCTGCTATCTCATTTAAGATTCCATTCATTGTCATACCGATAACCGATATGGCATCATCTAAGATAACCTTCCTCATACTAGATAGAGGAGGAAGGGTTTCATAGACATCTACAAAATCATTATAGTGTTTCTGTAGTAGTTCTAATTTCTTTAGAAGTTCTTCCATTATTCTTCCTCCTCAAATGTAGAGCCTACAATATTTCCTAAAAATATATCTAATTCACATAGACATTGACATTTTTCAATATCATGTGAACCATCAGATAATTGAACCCATACATATCCTTTATTATCACACTCTACACAATTTCTTTTATATTCACTCCAATTTTTCATTTAAGCACCTACTCTTTCGCCAACATAGTTTAATGTCTTTTTTGCTCTAGTTATTGCAACATAGCAAAGGTTACGTTCTTGGGCTTTAGCCGATACTGATTTAGCCATAGGATGAGGCATAACTTCAGGCTTTAGAATCCAAACATTATCTGCTTCTAATCCTTTAGCCTTATGTATAGTAGAGAAGATAACTCCTCTCTTCTTACCGTCACCGAATATCTTCTTGATGTTATCTAACAATCCTTGAACAGTACTAGTGTTACCAGTTAGATGTAAGATACATTGTGCTTTATCTTGCATTGATACAACTGCGTTTTCTTTGTCAGCCCTTCTGAATGCTTCACAAGCAACTTCAACATGTGCGTTTAATTGTGGAATGAATTGTTCAATTCTCATTGAGCCATTCTCTGTTACTTTCTTAATAAGTAATTGTAGTGAATAACCAATGTCTCTACCTAATACAAAGGCAGGTATACCTTGAGCGATTAGATTAAAACATTCTCCAACTAAAGGAGCATTAACTCTACATAATACTAAGTCACCAACACTAGGGTTGAAAGAAACATTAGTNTTAACTTCACCNTCAGGAGCATCTTCTCTACAAGTATATCCTTTAAAGAATCTGTTTGCTTCTGCAACTACAGTCTTAGGACATCTCCAAGTAATAGATAACTCAAACACCTTAACTTTTCTAGGTGAATCAGATAGAGTCTTGTGAAACATATCCATACTTGCTGAATCTGCCCCACGGAAACCATAAATTGCTTGCTTTGGGTCACCAACTACAATCATTCTTCCACCGTTACAAGATTTAAGAATTAACTTTCTTTGAACTTCATTGAAGTCTTGTGCTTCGTCTACGAATAACGTATCGTAGTGTCTAACAGGTAAATCCATAACTACAGGTAGCCAAATCATATCATCGAAGTCAACAGTAGATAAATCCATACAGTTATTGATAATTGTAGGGAAGTAATCTAACGCAGTACTTCTATCTTCAAGACCATCAAACTCAATGTCATATTCATCAATTAAAGATAGTAAAGATTCTTTATCACTAGCATCTACTAGAGATGATTTAGATAGAGATACTAACTTAACTAGTGCAGGGGCAGATTTGTATTTACCTAATACACTGTTAATGATTTTGTATACTTTCTTGTTATCTACTTTAGATACTCTTGATTGCTTTTTGATTGCAGAAAAGCCTAGACTATGAAAAGTCATTGCTTCACAATCAGATGGCAGTTTAGTTCCTAGTTCAGTAGCAATGGCTTTGTTAAAGGCTAGAAAACCTTTACTTCCATTAACTGATTTAGCACTTTGAACTATGGTAAAAGTCTTACCTGTTCCTGCACCTGCATATACCATTACATGACTTTCGCCGTGGGCTATTTCGTTCCATATTTCATCTTGTTCTTCAGTTCCTTGTATATTATATAACGCATTTAATCTGTATAATTTTTTATTCATCTTCATATTATTATTTCTCCTTATTTGTATTTATCAATGAGCATTATCGCTCAGGGAATGTGATAGTGGATGCTGGAAGTCTAAGGGGTAACAAACCCTTGCAGTAGGCAGAAACAAAAAAAAGAAAATGTTTTTAGACGATTAGTTGCAATACCAGCGTGAGTAGTTTGCGGAAGGATAGTAATTAATCCTTTTTATGGGTAAACCGCAGGGGTTGGATATCGAGGTAAGATATCAATGGTTGTGAGTGTTAGGTTGAAAGGAAAGAATTAACGTACTATGCCGTTTTCCACGAAAGTCACTGAGTATCTATGACTTGATACACGTATTATATATTTACAGTCTTTATACTACTATTTTTTTTATAGCGCATAGTATCTAATTAAGTGTACTCACTAGATTAAAGACAAACTTTCTAAATATCTTTTCGGTGATGTTTCTTTTTGTTTTCGTTAGCCATAAACTAACTTTCACAAACTTACGCATCGCCACTTTTCTTATTATTGGCAAACCTTTCAGTTTTCCTAGATTGCAAGTTATCTTAAAGAGCCGCTAAGCAATATATAATTACCTTGGTCATCAATCTTGGGAATGGGATATGATTATCATTCAATTCTCATTGAGATAATTGAGATAATCGGGGAAATTCTATTGGAATCTAAATATTTGATAAACGTTTCTCATTTCGCACGTTTATCACACTATTCCAAAGAGTAGTAGTAGTAGTAGTAGTAGTAGTAGTAGTATATATTTTATATATATATGATAATTGATAATTATATATAATAATATATTAATAATATTACTATACTATCTCTATTCGCACCTTTTTTACATTTCTCACTACTGAGAAAGAATGAGAAAGGATGAGAATTGATGATTTCCTATACATATATCATATAAGATAAGGTCATAAGTATAAACATAAGACATAACTCATATGGTATGATAATCAATCGGGATATGAAGGCAATCAATCAATGGCTTATATTGGTACTGAATATTTACTCCTTTACTCACTAAGGCATTATAGGCATCATTAGGAATGGTTGCGCTTTTGATGTGACTGATATACCTCAATATGGTCATGAGGGTATATAAAGGAAACCCACCCATGCGAGGAATCCACAGAATAACTCTTACCTATTACCATATGGTTGTACTTTGGCAGACAACCACATTAATACTTAATTCCCTAAATAATATTGTCAAACGGGTTGGATAACTAACTCAGAGGTGAAATAAAATGGTAAAAATAGATTATGAACAATTTAAAGAACAAACGATGAATCACATTAATGATACTGATGTGTGCGATAAAGGTACACTCAGTGTTATCATTAATATGTTTAAAACTGCTGATGTTAACACTAGAAGGCGAAGTGGAGTAACAACAGGAATCAAAGAGATTACTAGAGGATTGCCTGATGGCCCTAACTTTAGCAATCCTAACGCTCCTGTACGTGCTGGCTTCTCAAGTGAACTTCTAATGTTACTTGCGCCCTATTATGCAATATGCAAAACAATGGGTGAGCAGTATGACGAAGGTGGAGATGTGCTTAGAGCAATCTTGACCCCTCGTAAATCTAAAGACCGCACTCACTATTCAAATGGTGCGGAATTCGCAGAAACTTTGGTTAACTCCATGAACGGAGTAATCAAGGCCGCTATCAAAGACGGAAGTTTTGATGGCTTAACAGAAGAATCTTTAGTTAACCTCTTGGAGGCTAACTGAAGTTAACTTGAAGGCCTGTTTGACGCTTTAGAAAGTTAAGGGATAACACGATATGATTATTACGTCCGTGAATAGACTCAAAATCATCAATGTGTATATCCCTTAACTTTCCCCTTCTTTTTTTTTTTATTTTTTAAAATTTTTGGGGTTGTTACCAAAGTACAACCATATGGTCATACACTTTGGTAAGATATGACCATAAGTACTAATTTCTACTAGTAATTACATGTTTGATGCAGTAAAGAACGAACTAGGAAAGACCTACCAATATGAAATTGAAATCGGAGAAATGAAAGCGGGTTCGGAAATTGTGAGAGTGTTAAAAACTCTTAAAGTCCGAGGCGATGACTTAGCGGAAGTATTAGAACAAGTTAAGTTATCATTGAAAGTAGTTGATACAATGGAGTTGAAATAATGCCTTTATTAATTGGAGTAAAAAATGGAATTGAAAAAGGATTCACAGAGAACGAACTTGATATTATCAATAGTTTACCTTTTGGTGTTCTTATGATGTCATCTCTAACGGGAGTTATTGAAGATGTTAACGAATTTAGATTAATGGTTTTAGAAAAAAATTTTATTACTAAGATATACCCTACAAGTTTCCTTAAAGAATTCTTATCAGAAGATATGGTCACAAGGATGAAAGATGCTGATTGGTCTTGTAACGTTGGTACAACTACAAGAGCAAAATTTAACAAAGAAGTAAAAAGAATATTATATTCACAACATAAAGAGCATTTTACTAATTACCTAATGGGGGATGAAGAATGAGTTATAATATAATTCGTTTTTACTTTGATAAGCCTTCTAGAGTAATGGAAAAAGGCTTAACATTAGAAGAGGCTCAAGAACATTGTCGTGACCCTGAAACAAGTGGCTCAACTTGTTCGGACTTGTCAAAGCGTGGTCAATGGTTCGATGGATATGAGGAGGCTTAAGTTATGGCTGAGTTATTTCAAAGAAGGCATTTTAATTGGATAGCGGACTTACTGGGAGAGTTAGACTTGAGCGAGTCTGACTTAACCTATGTTATACAACAATTAGAATATACGAACAACAACTTTAACGCTGATAGATTCAGAGAGGCAGTTAAGGCACATAGCATTAATTGAGGGGGCTTCGGCCCTCTCTTTTTTTTTATTTTTTATGATTGTAGGCTTGCTAACAAAGTACAACCATATGGTTGCTCTTTGTGGTAACCCACCATATACTGAATTATCCTGTTATATAACAGTTCAACCCGAACCAAAGGAGATAAAAGGTGAAAAAAATGACAAATGATGAAAATACACACATGACAGATAAAGACGTAAAAGAAATTAATGATTTACTTGATAATTGGAAAATATTGAATTCCGATTGGAAAAAGATGAACGGATTACCTCAAGCCCTCAATATGTGGGCTAAGAGAAGCGTAACTCCTGTTAATCGTAAATCTGCTCTCACTAGTTTGAAATTAATATGGAAATCCGCATCCAGTGCGGTTGAATACCGTGAAGAAGGTCGAACAGATGCCGATGATATCAAAAGTGGTTATCTAAATACTAAAGGGGAAGGATGGAGAAGTCCTTTTTCTTCTAGAGCAACCTCAACAGTCGATGCAGATACGGAAACCGTAATATCGAGCATAATATCAGCGAGAGCGAATATGGCTACTTTAATTGATGGTATTTCTAATGGTGATGATATTTTAGATATCTATGAAGCCCCAGTAGGGGATATCCCAAAAGAGACAAAGGAGAAAATGAGTAATATTGAATTATTAGCATTTGCTCAACAACATGCACTTGAAGAAGTTGAAGAAGTTCTTGAAGCATGGGCAAAAACTCTAGTATTGGAAACACTTCCGTTGAGTTCGATAAATCCGAACCAACATAACTTAAGTTTCAAGACTACGTTTGATATATTATCTCAAAATGCTACCGTTAGCAAATTAAGACAATATCGAAGAGCCTTCGACGAAAAATTTGATAGTAAGTATATCAATAAGGACAAAAAGGAGGTTCTAATTGCCCGCCATAAGGTAAAATGGTCAGGAAAGTTAGAAGATGCTCCAGTTATCAACTATACGCCCCTTCCTAGGCAAAAAAATGGAGATGAGGAAAAATAAGAGAAAATGGTTCGGGTTGAACCACTTCTTTTATTTTTTTTGTTTTCCGAGAACCTGTATTCTCAAAGAGACAGAACCATATGGTTGCACTTTGTAGCAATCACATTAATACCTAATTTACTTAGTTATACCATGCAACAATCAAAAGAAGTAATCATCCCAAGAGCAATTAAAGAAAGTAGACGTGAGAATATCGCATTAGGTTATGGTGGTAAACTTAGCCGAAATCAAATGATAGGATTAAAAATAGCAATTAGAGAAAAACATGCTAGCGCAATTGATATGCGTATTCCTTGGCATCCTCGCTCCGCTCAGTTAGAATACGAGGCACAACTTAGGAAGAAAGCAAATAAACATGCTTCATCTTCTGCATAATACTCCTGTTACATAAAGGGCTAGCCCGTAACAATAGCCAAAGATAGTCATTACAAAGCGCAGTCACTCCGATACAAGCACACTACGCCATTCACAAGTTTACTGAATACTAGTAAAACAGCAAACTCCCTGTTGGAATTGCCTTCTGTACGTGCATCACATAAGTCGAAATTCACTGTGACTATCCGAGGCTTCACACTCCTCAAACCAACAATAAAACAACTCAAAGACAGACCTAACGCTTCTCAGAAGGCTACCTGATTTGACACGTTTTATTGTTGGTTTTGACCTTTTTTTT